CAAGAGAAAACATTTTACAATTTGGTCTGGCATATCCGCAAATAACCAAGCAGATGACGCGGAAACAGTTGAGCAATTAGTTATTAAAGCACAAAGCGAATCAAAAGGACACCTTAAATTATTAAAACTACCTAGTGACTCTGTTACTATGAGTGAAATAAAATCCAAGTTGAGAAAAATGATTGCTGATGGTTTTAAAATAGATGTTTTAACTTTAGATTATATTGATTGTGTATCACCAGAAAGAGCATCATATGGTGAAGAATGGAAAGGTGAAGGTTCTATTATGAGGCAATTAGAAGCCATGACATCGGAATTTGATATTGCAATATGGACAGCAACACAAGGTAATAGAGAATCAATATCGTCCGAAGTTGTTACAACGGATCAAATGGGCGGATCAATTAAAAAAGCACAAATCGGACACGTTGTCATATCTGTTGGTAAAACACTAGAACAAAAGGAACACAATCTTGCTACTTTAACACTATTAAAGTCAAGAATTGGTAGAGATGGTGTGATATTTGGAAACTGTCATTTTAACAACGAATACTTAACAATTAACACAGATAAGACCACAACATTGTTAGGTTTTGAAGAAGATAAGGTTGAAAAAAACATACAAAGAGTTAGACATGTAATGGACAGAAAAGAAGGGAAAAAAGTATAAAAAAAAATTATTTTTTATCCTAGGATTTTCACAAATATATATGCTATTTATTTTTACCTCTTTCGAAAAACAGCGCTGAAATCAGAGGACATAATTACTAAAACGATAAAAAAAAGAACACATGGATTTTAAAGAAATTGAAGTCCCCTGGGGGGAGATTGGCTACATTACATTTAAGAGAACGTACGCTAGAAGAATTAAAGAAGAGGATCAAAATTCCAAAACAGAGGAGTTTTGGCAGGTAATCCAAAGAGAATTGGATTCATCAGAAAAACAATTAAAAGTTGGTTTTACTGAAGAAGAGAAAAAAAGATATGCAGAACTAAGAATGAAACTTAAGTTCTCAACTGCAGGTCGTTTTATGTGGCAATTGGGTACAAAAACAGTTGATAAATTAGGTTTACCCTCATTACAAAACTGTGCTTTTGTTGTTGTTAACAACCCAATTAGACCATTTACATGGTGTTTTGAAATGCTAATGCTAGGTAGTGGAGTAGGATACAATATCCAAAAACACAATGTGTATCAATTACCTAAATTAAAGGGTAAAATTAAGATTGAAAGAAAGGATACTGGGGATGCTGACTACATTGTACCAGACACCAGAGAAGGATGGGTTAAATTGCTTGGGAAGGTCCTTAAAGCGCACTTCTATGGTGGACAGGGGTTTACTTACTCTACGATTTGTATTCGCTCTAAAGGTGCCCCAATCAAAGGATTTGGTGGAACAGCATCGGGGCCCGAAGATTTATGTTGGGGTATCGGTGAAATCCATAGAATTTTAAATTCTAGAGCAAATAAAAAATTAAAACCAGTTGATTGTTTAGATATCATGAATATCATTGGATCGGTGGTGGTTGCAGGTAACGTTCGTCGTTCAGCACAAATTGCTATTGGAGATTATGATGATTTAGAATTTCTTAAATCAAAAAGATGGGATTTAGGCCAAATCCCTAACTGGAGAGCAATGAGTAACAACTCAGTTGTAGCACCAGAAAATATGGATGATTTACCTAATGAATTTTGGGAAACCTATAACCAGGGTGAACCATATGGCTTGATTAATTTGGAATTATCTAGAACGGTTGGTAGAACAGGTGAAACACAGTACCCTGACCCAGATGTTGAAGGTTTTAACCCGTGTGCAGAGCAATCTTTAGTTAACTTTGAAACATGTTGTTTGGCTGAAGTTTACTTACCAAATATCGAATCTTATGATGAATTACTAGAAGCAATAACATATGCTTATAGGATGAATAAACATTCATTAGCCCTTCATTGTTCATTAAAAGAAACTGAAGATATTGTAAACAAAAACATGAGAATGGGTATCGGAATGACCGGTATTTTACAAGCAACAGAAGAACAAAGAAGTTGGTTAAAAGACGCATACGTTTGGTTAAGAAACTATGATGAATGGTATTCAGGCGAACACGGTTTCCCTAAGAGTATTAAATTAACTACGGTTAAACCTAGTGGAACATTAAGTTTACTTGCGGGTGTTACCCCGGGCGTTCACCCAAATCCTGCAGGACCTTACTATATTAGAAGGGTTAGAATTTCGTCTCATTCTCCTTTGGTTGATGTTTGTAGAAAACACGGATATCCAATTGAGTATCAAAGAAAATTTGATGGTACTGAAGACAAATCAACAATGGTTATTTCTTTCCCATGTAAACTACCAGAAACAACCCCGGTTGCGGCCGATTATGACTGGAGAGTACAAATGGATATGGTAAGAAGAATGCAATCAGAGTGGTCAGATAACTCAGTTAGTTGTACGGTTTATTATAGAAAAGAAGATTTGGAAGACATTAAACAATATCTTAAAGATCATTTTAGACATGAAATGAAAACCGTTTCTTTCCTTTTATATCATGGCCACGGTTTTGATCAAGCACCATATGAGACAATTAATAAAGATGAATATGATGCAATGGTTAGTAAAACAATACCAATTACATCTGTTGAGATAAAAGAAGACGACATGGAACTACAAGATTGTGCGACAGGAGCGTGCCCAATCAAGTAAAGATACAGATGACTCCCTAACGTCAAGTTACGCCTTGAGCATCTTAGATTAGGTTATACTGGAGTTAAACCCCTAATCACTAATCCGGACATTTGTTCGGATTTTTTATTTAATACCATTTTATCATTCATTATATTTATTTGTATGGCTACATCATATGGCGTTGATTTCCCATTTAGGGATAGTTTAATGGGTGATTATGTTAGAATGACCAGAACTCAAGACGAAGAGGTTAGGGCCAATCTAATACATTTATTATTAACCAAGAAAGGTACTAGATATTTTTTACCTGACTTTGGAACTAGATTATATGAATATATTTTTGATCAAAATGACGTCGTTACATTTTCACACATTGAAGATGAAATTAGGGACTCAGTAAAAAAGTATATCCCTAAGTTAGACATTAACTCAATAAAGGTTGTTAATGCTGAAGAAGATCCTGAGACAGGAACAAGTATTAGCGAAGACGAGGACACAAGATTATTTAGAGCATCTAGCGCATCAACTAAACCATATACGGCTAAAGTTAGAATAGATTATACAGTTAATAATGGGACATTTGGAACTAGCGATTTTGTAATTATCAATATATAAAATGAGTAAAAAAATATCATACACCAACAGGGACTTTGCAGGAATAAGAGAAGAGTTAGTTAATCTAACAAAAGATTATTATCCTGAGATTATTCAAAATACTAATGACGCTTCAATTTTTTCTGTATCGTTAGATTTGAATGCCGCTGTTGCGGATAACTTACATTATCATATTGATAGAGTATGGCAAGAAACAATGTTAGATTTTGCTCAACAGAGACAATCTTTATTTCATATTGCTAAAACATACGGAATTAGAGTTCCTGGTTTAAGACCATCAGTAGCGTTATGTGATTTCAGTATTAATGTTCCGGTTAGAGGTGATAAAGATGATGATAGATACGAAGGTATATTAAGATCGGGTGCACAAGTTTCTGGCGGTGGGCAAGTATTTGAAACAATTGAAGATATTGACTTTTCTAACCCATTTAACAATAGAGGAGAACCAAATAGATTAAAAATACCAAATTTTGACGCAAATAATAAACTTCTTTCATATACAATTACAAAAAGAGAAGCGGTAGTTAACGGAGTTACAAGAATCTTTAGAAGATCTGTTTCAACTAGAGACCAGAAGCCGTTCTTAAAATTTTATTTACCAGAAAAAAATATACTAGGTATTACCTCTGTTATCCATAAAGAAGGTACATCATTTGGTGCAAACCCTAATGCTAGTGAATTTATAAATTCTGATAACAAGTGGTATGAAGTAAAATCATTAGTTCAAGATAAAGTTTTTATTAAAGACCCAACATCAGTTTCAGATAGAAAAAACTTTAGTGCTGGAACATACCTTAAAGTTTCAAATAAATTTATTTCAGAATATACACCCGAAGGATATTTGTCAATGACATTTGGTTCAGGTAATGTTGATCCATTAGATAATTTAGATAACTATGTTACTGGAAATTTAAAAGTTACTTTAGGAACGTACTTAAACAACCTTTCATTAGGTAATATACCTAAGTCAAACACAACCCTTTTTGTCAAATATAGAGTTGGTGGTGGTAAGTCAACTAATTTAGGTATTGGCATTATAAACACAGTTGAGAATGTTGAATTTATTCTAACTGGACCACAATCAACAGTTAATAACCAGGTTCAACAATCATTACAAGTTACAAATATAACCCCAGCGGTTGGCGGCGCAGATCAACCAACTATAGAAGAATTAAGAAACATGATTGCGTATAATTTTTCTGCTCAAAACAGAGCGGTAACATTAAACGATTATAAATCATTAATTGAAAACATGCCATCAACCTACGGTGCGCCAGCAAAGGTTAATGTAATGGAAGAAGACAATAAAGTCAGAATCAAACTTCTTTCATACGACGAGAGCGGTAACTTAATTGATACAGTTTCTAATACACTAAGAACCAATATATTGAATTATCTATCAGAATTTAGAATGATTAATGATTACCTAGATATTGTTAGTGGTGAGGTTATTGATTTAGGTTTAGAAGTTGATTTAATTGTGGACAAGAATCAAAACCAATCAGAAATTGTAAAAGATTCAGTTAGCACCATTACCGACTATTTTTTAGTTGAAAAAAGAAAGATGGGTGATCCACTTTTCGTTGGTGAATTAAAAAAAGCGATAACAGATGTATCTGGAATAGTTCAAGTTGTAGATGTAAGAGTTTTTGGTAAGACAGGTGGTGAATATTCAACATCTGAAGTTGCACAACAATACAAAAACACCGCGACAAAGGAGATACTTCAGAGCGATATGACTGTATATATGAAAGCCAATCAAATCTTTCAAATAAGATTCCCAAATAAAGATATCAAAATAAGAGTTAAAACTCTGGGTTCCACTACATACTAAGATAATTTTTGTGTATATTCTCCTTTAGAAATTCGGCGAGTTTCTATTTATATTAGTATGAACCAAAAACATAGAATTTTAACAAATATTGGTAAAGACAAGACCGTAACGGTAAATCTAGAACAGAAATTCGATTTATTAGAGATATTATCGTTAAAATTCACACAATATGATGTTTATACCTCATTGTGTGCTGATTATGGTGTTGTTTGTGGTAGAGTTTCAGTAAACAACGGTTTTGGTGTTCCAAATGCTAGGGTTTCTATTTTTATCCCACTAAAACAGGAGGATGAAGATGATCCAGTAATATCCGCATTATATCCTTTTAAAAGCACACAAGACAAGAATGATAGTGGTTATAGGTATAATTTATTACCATCTAGAAAGCAACATGGTGGACACGAGCCAACCGGTACATTCCCAGATCAAAAAGATATTTTAACTAGGGAAGAATACTTAGAAGTGTATGAAAAATACTACAAATACACTGTAAAAACAAATAGTTCTGGAGATTTCATGATTTGGGGGGTTCCATTAGGTGAACAAACAATACACGTTGACGTTGACTTATCTGACATGGGATGTTTCTCACTTAGGCCATATGATTTTATTAGAAATGGGTTCGGTGTTGATAGTTTTAAAAACACACACTCATTTAAGTCCAGCCAAGACATAGATTCACTTCCACAAATTGTTTCATTCGATAAAACAATTGACGTTGTTCCGTTTTGGGGTAACATCGATTTATGTGAATTAGGTATAACAAGAACGGATTTCGATTTATCAAATCAGGGAGTCAAAGTTGAACCAAAAGCATTTTTAATTGGCGGAACATATACCGACACATCTAAAAATTCGATTAACAAAAATTGTCAACCAAGAAGAAAGATGGGTAGGAAGTGTGATTTAACAACAAGCACCGGAACTATCGAGGCGATTAGATTTACCACAGAAAAAGATGTTGACAGTAGACCCGTTTTAGAAGAATACGATTTAAATGAAGATATTCCAGAAGACGGTGGATTTGTTTTTTCTGTACCCATGAACATGGATTATGTTTTTACAAACGAATTTGGAGAAAACGAAATAACAAATGATTCAAACAAAGGGATACCAACATCCGCTTGTTATCGTTTTAGATTCAACCTAGGTGATGAAGGAAAAGAAAGAACAAGAAAAGTTGCATCATATATAGTACCAAACATTAGAGAATATTCAACACAAATAGATCAATCATACACATTTTCAACTAATTGGAAGGAGTATCCAACTTTAGCGGTTTCATCAGATTCAAATCGAGGGATATTATATAATGATTTTGGTCAATACTACCCTAGAGATTATTTTTACAGGTTAACGTACGGTAAAGTTTACACAGTATCATCTTTTCAAAATTCTTATTTTAAAGGCAACACTTTTAGTAATGACAGATATGTCGGGATAAAAGAAATTGTTCCTTCTGAAGAAGAAGATTGTTCAGACAATGTCGTAACCCCACCAGTTAATTTTGGGATAAGAAATTTTACATTTTCATTATTAATTGCAGATGTGCTTTTATTTTTTGAACATTTAATCAATCTAGTAACATTAACGCTATTCAATACATTGGCAATTGTTTTTCATGATTTTGCTGACGCTGTTGATTTTAGACCAATTAGATTTTTAGCCAGATCTGTTAGAAAGTTTGCATACACATTACAATCGGCAGGACAAAGGCAATTATATTTAATAACTTACCCTGAATGCGAAGAATGTAATGGTGAAAATGATTATGGTACATCTATTGCCGGCTCTAGTTCTAAAGATTATTGTGTGGTTGGACAAGGACAAATACAAGGTTCAATAAGTGGTACAGAGAGGGTTGATTATAACTCTGCTTCAATATACCCGGGAACATCAAATTATTCTTGGAGCGGTGCTGTACATAATTTAGGAACAATGCATCCAGAGGTTAGAGTTTATATTGATAATGGTTTAGGTGGTTACACTCAATTAATTGATTATAACTATACCGACCCAGGAACGGTACCTAGTAATTCGTTTTACAAAACAGGTATTACAACTAATTCAATGGATATTGTTTTTACGTTTGTTGACCCACAAGTTGGTTATGTTGAATTTAGTAGTGATGATAGTTCTAACTTACTGCTTAATATAACAAATTATACACAACAACCATGTACCGGAGGAACGTCTACGGCGATTATTAATAACGCTGATTTTATTAGTAGACAAAACGATTATGGTTTAATTGTGTCAGGATCTACTAGTGCAGTTATAGAATTGGATGGTACAGATAATTTAATATCAACAGACGGCACATCGTTGTTTCTAAAAGATTCAACAAACTCATTTTCCGAAAACACTTTATATACAGTTTTTATTGTTGACCTAAACTCGGTACCGCCAAGCATTGATACATTATTAGAAAGCGGCTGCCAACTATATGATACACCATATGACGAAGGTATTGTCAGATATTATTATATTGGTTCAGGAAGGACAGTATCATATGTGTACCAACCAGACATCACGTCTACAAATATTTCAAATAGGAATGAACCTTTAGTAAAAGAATATAGAGGAACAAATTTTACATCAATAACACCTAGTGGCGAAAGTGAATTTAGTAATGGTGTCTTTTATTTTATTCCCGCCACCCAGGATAACATTCAACTTTATGAATACCTAAAAGAATATAGAAGAAGAAAAAGAGTTAGTAAATTGTTTTGTGGGGGAATTGTAAATTATTCATTTATTGATAACTGGTTATCTGGTTCTCTATATTTTTTCCAATTCAAAGGAAGAAAAGGAAAGTATTGTGAAGATGTGATAAGATATGTTGGACCACAAGACAAGTATTATTATAGGTCAGCAATTTATACCAATGAGAGTAATTGGGGGGTATCTAAAGGAATTTATGGTAGAACATTAGGAAGACCAACAACATTAGTTGATTTAGGTCCTAGAGATGAATTTATAAAAGAAATATGTGTTGACTCAACATTAGATCCAAACTGTTCAGTGTCTAGATCAATTGGGCCAACATCATTTCAATCATTCGGAGAATTATTAGGTTTAGCAATAAACTATAGAATGGATGTGAGTAACAATACCTTTGACATAAAAGATTTTTTCGATAACACTGGCTTTAAGTTTACAAACAAGGTTTTTGATGGTGATATTACACAATTGATTTCAATAAATAATGAAGCAGGTATTCAAGAATTTGATTTACAAAGTCCAAAATATCTTGGCTACTCATACCAGGTATTAGACCCAGATATATATCCACAAGTATTCAAACCAAATGGATATTGGGGAGCGTTACCCGTTACGTTTGAATTCGATGAAGACGGTGAAAGAGTTAGAGCGTGCTTAAATGAACCAACGCATTTAGCAAATGACGGAGTTACATATATTCAAGGAAGATTAACGGAATCTTCACAAAAGGTTCCATTCTTTCTTTGGGATAAAAAAGGGACTGGTTTTGGTGGGACAAATGAAGCCACCTCAGATAATCAATCTTGGGATTACACACAAGTTCAGGTACAACCATTACAAGGTATGACATATGCATATAATTTAAACAATAGTTCAGACGATTCATCCGATAGGTATTTGTTATTACCTATGACATATGATTTTAGTGGATTAACAGTTAATACTGGTAACGCAACTAATGATGTTGAATTTGATGCTGTAATTGATGGTAACATATTCCCTGTTGGTTATCATGATTATGATAGCGAATATCCAGGATTTACTGTTTTAGCAGTAACAAGTGGTAGTACAGTTAGCCCAATTACTGGCACGCTGTATACAAGATATAGTCACGCCGGAACTTGGAATTCACAACCATGGGACTACACGGATGATTTTATAATTAGAAAGACACAAGATTATTATAGCGGAACAAAACAAATTTTGTCAACACCGTTCATGTTCTATTTTGGATTGAAAGCAGGTAAAACCGGGCTTGATAAATTTGTACAAATGTTTGGTCCAAAAGGAGCATTCCCATCAGCAGAATAATGGAAAAGAAACAAATCATATTACCAAATAAAGAGTACGCAAAGGCACCAGAAAAAGACATACAAACCAAAATAGGTTTAGAATCTTCAGAAGAGTTATTACGTGAAGGTGATCGTAACATACTTTTAGATATTGATCAATTATATAATGATGAAAGAAATGAAAGTAAAAAATATAAGATTTATGGAAAATTAAAAATGATTTTCAGAAACTTATATTCAGGATCAACTGGTTATAGTGATCTTACAAAAACATTATACTTAAATGGTGATGGTGCATCAGGAGATAATCAAGGATTTTTACCTTATAATGAATTCGCTTTTCTTAGACGCGACTTACAACGCGAAGTAATATCGGTACCAACAGTTAGCACAGGATCAACTATGGGTACCTACGATTCGTCTGGAGTAAGTACGATCGGAACCGGTGGACACATAGACATATCAATAATGGAAGCACCATATTTTAATTGGAATTTTTATTTATCATATGTACATGATAGTGATCCAGAACATTATATTGCATACACACTAACAGGAGGAACACAAACACCAGTTGGAACAAAGGCAAAACATGGAATCCCAACTAGGGTCTCAGATGAGGGCACATATTACAAGTTAACAACACCAGTTCCGCATGGAATTAGCGAAAATGAATTTATTCTTATAAGTGGCGCATCACAATATAATACAACGGCTTATTCAATAATGAGAGTTGGAGATGAAATATATGATTCAGAAAAATACGTATTAAATATTAATAAAACTGAACTTAGTGGTAGAACATTAAATGGTGTTGTATTAATTAAAAGATGTTTAGATAAAGAAGATGTTACAGGTACCACTTGTTCATACTATGTTCATAAACATAAAACATTAACTGAAGTTGATGCTTATATTATGGATAAGGCGGGTTTTGAGAGTCCAATATTTGAAGATGAAAAAAAATTATTATTTGAAAATAGTGTTGGTGAAAATGATGTTTTAGTTGAAAGAAACAGAATGGAATCTGTGATATTTGATTTTAGGGAACCATTTGTTTTAACCGGAATAACAAACAACTTGGATTACACACCAAACGAGATTTATTTAACAACAATTTTTAGAAATGGTTCTGGTTATTTTGAATACCCACCAAAAGTTGGTTATAAATTTCACCTACATAATTCTTGGGTAGATAATCATTATAGCGGAACTACTGCTAATGAAACAACTATTAGCGGAACCTCTTGGAATGTAAGTGGAATTACATTTACTAGTGGAAACACCCTACCAACAGGAACAGTATTAACAGGCGCGTTCGTTGAATACGATCACGTTAACATGAAAGAAAGGGTTATTAGTGAAGCGTTACATAAGATAACTAACCCAGTTAATATTTTTGATTTTAATCAAAACGATTCTGCTTATTATACGAATGTTAATACCTCAAATAAATTAGGATTATATTATCAACCACATTATAAAATAAAGTTAAGACAAGAATCGCCTTACATTGAAAGTTCAGATACTAAAAATATTTATAATCTCCCAGACAATGCTGAATTTTACGAAAAAACAAAAACATGGAGATGGAGAGATATATATGATCACGGTTATGTTGATGATCTTGGATTTGGAACTGATTTTCCATTTGTAAATGGTCAACATTATGTGATGTCAGATATTAATTTTTATTTAAGAAATGAATATGCATTTTTAAATAAATCAGACGGAATAAGGGAATTTGGAAAGAAAAACACAAATTGCTAATGAAAATATTAACAACAACATCTGATATCAATTTAAACATTTCTGGCGAACAAGATTTTAAAACAAATCTTGGGTGGCATGAGAATTTTCAAGAGTTTGAAGACAAGGCACTTAGAACAATCATAAATCCTGTTGATAATTATGAAACAACAAGATACATACATGAACCATATACGGGTATTACTTCTGGAATTTCCCAATGTGATATTTGGTTTTATTTTTATTTTTTAGATGAAGTTGGTAGTTACATTAAAGGTCTTGACTATAACCTAGTTGGTTTATCTCCAAAAGAGAACGCATTAATGTTAAAACAAACGGTAAAAAGTTTTTTTAGGTTAGAATTTTTCACAACACCGTTTAGAGAAAATCAAAAATTGATATACGCTAAAACTTTATCATTACCATTAGGTCAAAAAGTTTTTTTAAGTGATTTGAATGATTTTATTCGTGTACCAGTTTTTACTGGTAACAATTATAGTAACACAGAAAATATGTATTTTTTCTGGTTTCAAGATAGTAGCGTATACAGTGGTACAACTTTCTATATGAGTGCTAGGTTTTTTAATGCGGAAGACGGTTCAGTAATTCCTTTTGTAAATAAAGATGTGTCGGCGACTTCATTTATCGATAAAAATGATCTATATTATCAAATCACGATAGACCAAACAAATCATTCATATATTGTTAAACAATACAACGGTTCTGTTGGTAGCAGGAAGGGTTTTAAGAATACACCCATAAACTTTTATGAAATCAGAACATAATGAGAACTAAGAAATTTGAAATATTACGTGAAAATATTGTTAGTGGCTCATTAGTGTCATTGAATAGTCAGAATTGGTATGATAGAGACGGTTCTCTAGTTCCTTGGTCCGGGAGCGTATATATTGGTCCAAACCAAGGTGATGTTATCTATAACACAAATACCGGTAGTTTTTCGGAAGGTTATTATAAATGGAGCGGAACAACTTGGTCTAATATAACTAAACCACAAGCGTATGGTGATAATCAATTACCGTTATTTTTAGAGGTTGATTTAGACGAAATGGGTGTTATGGTGGAATTTGATGGAGAAATTGAACAAGTTGAACAACTATGTAATTTTACTTATGCTGGATCAAGCAACACAATCACGGTTTATAACACAGGGAGTACAAATAGATTAAAAAAACTTGTCGACGCCAACTTCACGGTTGATTGGGGCGACGGATCAATATCTGGCGTTACTTTATTATCAAATGTTTCACACACCTACACCACAACCGGAGAAAAAATAATTAAACTTACTATGGATAGTCCATGGTCGGTTGAAAATGTTCAAAAAATTGTTCATATTCCTTTAACTTCTGGTTATACCGGATCAAACCCATTAGGTACACTAACATTTAACGTTCCATATACATCTATAACTGGTGTAACACAAGATTACGTTAACGATTATGACAGCAATACGACCGGATACACCGGCACAACAATGTTTACAGCAATTGGCACAAGTAGAGTTGATGAATTAAGATTATACGGTTCAACAAACACTTATTCAGGTGTAACTACGGGTACAACCACCATGGATGGTGAAACTTACACATATAGTGGATACACATTGGATAACCTGTCTTATCTGGATTTATCCGATGGAACCACATTAATTACAGGTAACACATCAAATTATGACCCTGAATTTGTAATCAACACGATGCTTACCAGAAATGAACATTTTCTAGGTTTTATCACCGATCCTATAATATATTCTGATGTTTTTGTTGAGAGAGGCAAACAAGGTGTAACCGAATATAATTTACGACTTGGCGAAATTGACAATCTTGGTGAATTAGATGTGTACGGAAATGGGTATTTTAAAGTTAGAAAACAATAAAAATTATATTTATCATTAAAAGACATGGCAGTAGGTTCATACGGAATAATTAGACCAGCAGACGTTTCACCAGAAGATGTTGAAATACTGTACCACTATGTGGAAAATAGGTCAACAGATTCCACTCCAATATTAAAAAAGTTAACTTCTACAGATATTTTAACGCCAGTATTTCACAATAGCAATACCGGAGGTTTAAATGGTACTGAAATATTGGGAGGAATGTACAATTTAAAGTTGTTAGCGGAAGATTTTACGGATTTGGGCGTATATACGTTACACATTCGTCCAAAACAAATCAGAGCAACAATTACTGATTGTGGGATTTTGGCAGCATTACCTTCTGTTAGGGGGTTAGTTATTGACTTAAATGACGTGGCACCTGATGATAGAAACAAATTTATACCACAAGGACTTGTTGGTTACAGAATTGAATATATTGACGATAATAACAGAAAAGTACCTAATTTCTATAGATTAGTTACATCGTCTTTTTATTGTGAACCAATAACATCTAACTTATCAAATTCTTCACAGAAGTCAATTAGGTATAGATATACTGATACAACGACTAACTTGGTGTTTTTAACATTAACCCCGTCATCTGCACCTTCAAATAGACCAAATAGCATACCTTTTATCGGTAAACCGACACAAGCAATTATTTTAACGAATACATTTTTCAATCCAACAACAGTTGAAATAGAAATGGTTGAACATGATGCATCAACTCTTGCTCACGCATTATATGGTAATCAAACTAAAGCGCTTTCTAGTGGTATATACACTGTTTATGGTGACAATAATAATATTTACAAACAATTCAACCTTTACGAAGTTAAAGACGAATTTAATGAGACATTATATGAGGTTCGCGAAGAAAGAACTAATATAGATGAGACCTTAAACTTTGATGATATCACACAATAATGGCAAAAAGGAAAGTACCAAGTCAGGCGGCATCGGGGAATGAAACGTTTTCAGATAGTTTAATCGGAAGTCAAATTACCGATGGAACTAGTCAACTGACTAATAGTGTATTTGCCGTTGATAAAGTGATCCCACAAAAAGATGCTAAGTCATTTAAGACAGCGCCTTTTTCTAATTTTTTAACTTTAGATGATTTAAAAATTGAAACAGATTCTCCAACTACCGTAACTCAATCTACAGGAGAAAAAAGACCAATTAAGTTTAATGATTCTAAAAACGATGCTAGTAAATCTTTATTTGGTTCTTTAAGAGAAAGATTTGCTATTTCCACTGGTAGAATTATAAAAAATTTCCCAGCGGTTTTCATGGTTGACCCAACGTCACCAATCGCATCCTCAATATATTCTGCAGAAAATATTTCATATGACGTTTTAACAGATAGAACAACTTTTACGCTACAAACGTCTATTATTTATAATCCATTAGATATTTTATTTATTGCTCCCGTAGTAAATAAAGAAAATGACACGGATAACCAAATAAGAAAATTTTATTCTTCTTATAAAAAATATGTTTTAGATGTAAATGACAAAACATATCAAATTGTTTCATACAGTGAACCGGATGCTAATAACCAAATAACATTAAAAGTTACAGGTAAACCATTCACTACAACAACATACACGGGTTCATACATTGTTAGACCTAATAATGGTGTTGTTGAGGAATTTTATATAGGATTAGATGATTTAGAACAAACACTATTAAATAGAGAAACATATCCAAAATATAAAGCAGGTTTTCAGGTCCCTAAAGACACTTTAGGTGGCGGAAAAACTGAAATTGTTACAGAATATGCTATATGGCCAATATCTAAAGACGGTTGGAATATAAAAATAGTTGGTGTTGATTTTGAATCATATATTGATACTGTTAATTCGTTGGCAATTGAAATTGATGATTATAAATCTAATTTAATTGTTAGATTCTTAACCGCACCACAACTTTTTGAATTTGATACAGAAGATCAGAAGACGAACAAAATCTTTCAACTATATGGTCAAAGTTTTGATAGGGTAAAAAAATATATTGACAATATTGCATATATGCGTAATGTAAGTTATGACACAATCAACAACTTACCAGATGTTTTTTTAAAAAACCTAGCAAATACATTAGGTCTAAATACGGTTAATTTATTCGATCAAAAAACACTAGAAGAACAATTATATAATTTAGGTGGACAAACATACCAAGGTGTGCCAATAGGTAAAACTTTGGTTGACGCAGAAATTGAGTTCTATAGAAGAATTTTAGTAAACCTTGCTCACATATACAAATCAAAAGGAACTAGAAGTAGTTTAGAGTTTTTCTTAAAATTCATCGGCGCACCAGATCCAATGATTAAAGTTGACGAGTTTGTTTATAATGTTACATCAAGTTTACCAACTGGTAGAATTGAAAGTGACATTAATGAAGTTATACAAGGTGGTAAAATCACAAAAACATTATCATTTAATCCTGACACATTTAAATACGATATTAATGAACTTGTTGGTGATGATGCTTTTAACGAAAGAACAGATTTCCCGGTTGATGAAGCAACAGGTTTACCCTCCGCCCCAACAACAAACCAAGATAACATATTTTTCCAAATGGGTGCCGGATGGTATGAACAAACATTAGATCATAGAGCGCACGATATATTGGATACTCAAAATTCAATTACAAGTGGGAGAACAAAAACATTAGTAACAAAATCAAAATCATTCACATATGGTGAAGATTATTATGACATATACAGAACTATTCCTGGTCTTGATTATGGTTATGATTTAAGAAATGCCATTGATAATGTTAAAGGACAAGTTGTTGATGATTTAGACACCGCAAGATTAGTATTAAATAGAAAAAATATAAATGTATTTGTGTCAACAGCAAAAGCCGTTGATTATGATATTTGGAAAAAATCACAAAACTTAGAATTAACATTTGGAACACTACCAATACAAACAGGTGTTACATACGCACAATTTACTCAAGACCTATTAAGTGAACAAATAAAAAATTCTCATACAATAAAATACAAGAAAAATTATATTGTATTAGAGGAAATTTTTAGAGAATATTATTCACACCCAGGATTTACATCATATGATTTCATTGATGTGTACAACTTTGTTGATGTGATGAGTCCGTATTGGACAAACATATTAGATCAGATAATTCCAGCAACAACGTTATGGTTAGGTGGTAATTTAATTGAAAATAATATTTTAGGTAGACCAAAGTACCCATACAGATTCCCTTGCCAACCAACTGAGTTCGTAGATAATTTATATCCAGATTTTGAAACAACAATTGAAGAGGATTTAGAAACCATTCTAGGCGGTGAAGAAAACTTAAGAGGGTTAATTAAATTTAGTGGAATAACATATTCTTTAGTTATTGATATTGACGGTATTGAATATACCGGAACAACAACTGTTGATTTGTTTGGTGATACTTTATTTGACACATTTACTCCTGGCGCAACATGTACTGATCTAACAACATCATCAACATATGTACCATTAATATGTGAATATAAAGATTGGATAAATCCAGACATAACAGCAATAAAAACCCAATGGAAAAACGCATTAGCCGATTTGGTTGATGAGATTAACACAACATACACTGGATATACTGAAGGTTGTATTCCAACATATGAACCATATAGTGCTGTAACATCTGGTTCAACATGCACCGGATACACACCAATGATTTCTTATGAAATTTTTACCGATGTTGATGGAATTGAAAAAATTAAATTTTACTCTTATAAAAACGGTTACAGTGATTGCACAATAAAAGATTATATTGACTTCTTTTTCTTGGCTGATTATATCTACACGCCACCAACGTGTGAATTAGAAGTACACGTAACAGCACCATGTGATGTTTTTGAATCAGGAGAAGAAATTTGTAAATTAAAAAGTGATGTTTATATTAACATAAGCGGGGCAACAGGAAACGAAGATGATATCTGGGGAGTGAACATTTTCTATGATTGTGATGAAAATTACAATGACGGAATAAGTCCAATAGAAATTCAAAGATCTATTTCTGATCCATGTGTTTTTATAATTAAAGATGTGTACGAAGATGGGGATATCAACAATAACCCGATCGACTTAATCATAACCGATGCCGCAAACTGCGAACAAAAGTTAAAAATTGAGGGTTTAGATATAAAAATTGAACATGACCCATACCCATTGTCAACATCTGGTCGTAGCCACACACAATTATTTGAAATTTCGTCAATAGATGGTTCCGGAAATGTTGTTTCCGTAATATCTGGTGTAACATATTGTGATAACTACACAGGATTTACTATTACGCCAAAAATACAATATCGACCAACCTTTGATTACGGCATAAAGAAAGGAACTTTTGTGCTAAAAGCCACTGGAAATACTATCAACGTTAATACATGGTTAGATGTTCAAGCCGCAATATCGTCTGGAGCAATTAATGAAACATTAATTGAAAATGTAAATAATGGTGATCATTTGTTGTCTGCGGAATTTTTAGATTGTCCATTCCCTACAACAGATTTTAGAAATGTCCCAATAAGTGGTTACTCTTTTGGGTTTGATTATAAATTAATTGAAATTACAAATATTGATTGCTTAGGTTCAATTAAAAAACATTTAATCAATAATGAGTTTGAAGTTTTACCGACAACAGAATTAAGAGTTTACAGAGATGGTAAATTTATTAGTGAATTCCCAGAGAATTTAATTATTAAACCAGAACCACCAATGGAACCTTGTTGCGATGTTGATGAGTCATATTTTAAACAACATGGTGATTATCTTTTAAATCAAATAGGATTTCCAATCGAAGTTGAAACAGTTGATTTAGATTACTGTTCTAGAAGTATATTTTACCATATAAATTTTGATGGATCTGGCGACGTTGTTTTATTTAACGGAAATACTAATTCTCAATTATTATTATCGTTTACGCAAAATAAATTTAAAAACCTAGATTTTAATTTAGAACAATATCATTCATTTGGACCATGTATAAATGATTATAATCCTAGAATACATTCTGGTGGTGTATGTAACAACACGCCAGTTGTCACTTGCGGTACACACCATAGCAATGCCACACCTACACCGACGCCAACTATCACACCAACAATAACGCCAACCTTTACTATTACACCTACCCAATCTATTACACCAACCGAAACATTAACGCCAACGTTAACTGTTACTCAATCTATAACACCAACACTTACTATTACACCTACCCAATCTATAACACCAACACTTACTATTACACCTACCCAATCTATAACACCGACACTTACTATTACTCCAACACAATCTATTACACCAACCGAAACATTAACACCAACGCTAACATTAACACCTACATTTACAATAACCCCAACGCAATCTATAACACCGACACTTACTATTACTCCAACACAATCTATTACACCAACCGAAACATTAACACCAACGCTAACATTAACACCTACATTTACAATAACCCCAACGCAATCTATAACACCGACACTTACTATTACTCCAACACAATCTATAACACCAACACTTACTGTTACCCCAACTGAAACACTAACACCGACACTTACTATAACACCAACACTTACTATTACACCTACTCAATCTATAACCCCAACATACACTATAACTCCAACATATAGTATAACACCAACTATTACCCCAACATTAACCATAACGCCAACATATACAATTACACCGACGTATAGCATTACACCAACTATTACTCCAACATTAACCATAACACCAACTGAAACACTAACACCTACATTTACTCCAACAGAAACATTAACACCAACGTTAACGGTTACACAATCTATTACACCGACTCAAACTATTACACCTACATATACAATCACACCAACAATCACACCGACAGAAACGTTAACCCCAACATACACTATAACTCCAACATACACTATAACTCCAACATATAGTATAACCCCAACCATTACACCGACTGAAACATTAACACCAACATATACAATCACATCAACACCAACATCAACCGAGACACCAACACTTACACCAACATTAACACCAACGTTAACTATTACTCAATCTATTACACCAACCGAAACATTAACACCAACATACACAATTACACCAACAATCACACCAACCGAAACATTAACGCCAACATTTACAATTACACCAACATATACTATAACTCCAACATATAGTATCACTCCGACAGTTACACCTACTGTCACTATTACTCAATCTATTACACCAACTCAAACGATAACTCCGACATTAACTTTAACACCTACATATACAATCACACCAACAATCACACCGACATTAACTATTACACCAACATATACAATTACTCCAACATATAGCATTACCCCAACTATAACACCAACACAAACTATAACTCCGACATTAACTATAACACCTACATATACAATCACACCAACGTTAACAATTACTCAATCTATTACACCAACATATACAATCACACCAACCATTACACCAACTCAAACTATAACACCAACTCAAACTATAACACCAACTCAAACTATTACACCTACTGTTACTATCACCCAATCAATCACACCAACTCAAACTATTACACCTACTGTTACTGAAACAATAACATTAACACCAACTCAAACTATAACACCAACACAAACAATTACACCAACATTTACGCTAACACCCACATATACATTAACACCAACAATAACACCAACTTGTGATTGTCCTGCCGGATTTACATTAACATCTGATGGTAATAGTTGTTATAGGGTTTTAACCACTAGCCCAACAACTATTGCTAATTTATATGTTGGCGATGGTGGTGATAACGCATCGTACGGACAATACGGTGTTAAAATTTACAATGTAAACGATTATAACGCTTCAGGTTTCACTATAAGCGGTAATTTGGCGTTCTCCGGATTCACAAACGCATTTGATGGTTCTAGCACAACATCTGTTGAAGGATATTGGGCTAGTGTTATGAATAATAATAATGTTTGGGTTTCCGGTAATGTAAACTGGCCTGGACCATCATCGTTTGCCTATCCAAATTATGTTAGTTTCTGTGCAACATTTACATTGGCAACAACTAAAACATATTACATTGGTGTTGCGGGAGACAACGATATTACAATTAAATTAAATTCTGTTACATTAGTTAATCAACCAGACAACCAACCAGTAGATAACTTCAGATTCTATCACATATATCCTGTGGTTTTACAAGCAGGACCAAATATTATTGAAATAGAAAACTGGAATAGAAGTAGCGTTGGTTCATTTGTTGCTGAAATTTATGATAACACATTATCACAACTTACTTCTGCAACAAATAATACAATGGTAACCAAAGTGTTCACTACTGGTGATTACTTACCTGGAGGACCACTCGCCGGAGAACAATTCTGTAGCAACTACAGTTGTCCAGCAACCTATAGTTTAGATTTATCAAACCCAAGCAGCCCAGTTTGTAAAAAAATTGAATACGTTAATTGCGGAACAACACCAACCCCAACACCAACCGTTACTATAACCCAATCTATTACACCAACACAAACTATAACTCCGACATTAACAATAACCCCAACTCAAACAATAACCCCAACACCAACCGTTACTATAACCCAATCAATTACGCCAACTCAAACTATTACTCCAACTATTACGTTAACACCAACTCAAACGATAACTCCGACATTAACTATAACACCTACATATACAGTTACACCTACAGTCACACCTTTCTATCAAAACTGTGGATATGGTTGTGAAGCGTATGAAACAGATCAATCTTGTACACCTTGTGATCCTGCAGGAACTCAAGTAAATATTACCGGTTGTGCTGAGTTTACAGGAAGCAATCAAGTAACAATGACATTATACAGTTCTGTGAACGTTTCCACAGATATAACAGTAAATTTTGTTATTGATGGTGATTTCGGTACACATATTGAAAGCAGTTTAGTGATAAGTAGCGGTACCGCATATGTTTCTGGTAACGTTGGTTCATATGTAAGTTTGGAAATAATTAATAATGCGTATATCGACACAATAACCCCAACGTCTTATGGTTCCCAATCATATGTTCCTGGTACAGTAGCATATGGTTCAGGATGCACCCCACCATAATTTTTTTACTATTTACATATAAAAAAATAGATTCGATATTTATGTTAATATGGCTATATCGCTTAGATTAACTAACATAACTTGTCCGAATCCGTTCACTTTAGGGTACTCAACGTCACCCTATGGAACGTTTACGAATGTAAGTTATTCTGGATCGACACCAACGGTTATTATTGCTCATTCTTTTGAATTTGATACACAGTATTTCATAAAATTAACAGATTCCGTTACGAATAGATATATTATTGAAAACATATATATACACGATAGTAAAGCGTTTCCTTGTTATGACACGATCGACTTTGATCTGTCAGCACAATGTGTAACAACACCAACACCGACAATCACACCAACACTTACTGTTACCCCAACTGAAACACTAACACCGACACTTACCGTAACACCAACCCCAACAGTAACTAGTACGGCTGTAGTTCAACCAACACCTACGCCAACACCTACACCAACCGAAACTAGTGCGCCACCAACACCTACACCAACAAGTACACCATTAATGTTGGCTATTAATGTTACTAATTCAATTAATGGAACTACTGGAACAATTAATGAGGTATTAATACCTGGTTTATTGGATTACCTAACGCCAATTACTCCTGAAGGTCTAATGCTTGATATATTAACGGGTACAACGGAAGCCCAAACAATATCGATAGCAATTATTAACGCAGAAATATCTAGAACATATACCGTTAGCGTTACGGCTAACGGGCCTACCGGAAGTGGCATAAATAGATCCGCAACAGCGTCACAATTTGCTACTTTGGTTTCTTCATTTACCCTAACCCCAACAATAAATTTAACGGGTGTAATAACGTTAAATGTTACATTAGATGTAAATTACCCATAATAAATGGCATTATATAATATAACCATATCAAACATAACAGGAAGTACAACACCTTGTGCTACGTATAAAATTTATACTGGGACAACAATGTATTTTTCAGATTCTGTGTTTTTTTCTAATGCCACAATTAACACTACAACTGGATATACCTTTGCTATGCAATACAATGGACCATCTGACGTGTTATTTGTGTTTGTTGAACATTGTGATGGACACTCAACACCAATAGATGATTTATCGTGCTGCGGCGATCCTGAAAAAAAACAAGGAGGGTATCAGGTAAGAATGGTTAAATTAAATTGTGGATCAACACCTGCATTAACAACAACACCTACTCCAACAGTTACACCAACCCAAACTATTACACCTACACCAACTATTACACCTACACCAACTATTACGCCAACCCCAACGGTTACAATAACCGCGACACCTATTATACCTCCACCAAGTGGGGAGACACCAACACCTACACCAACATTAACACCTACTAACGTTATTCCTTGTATTGATTGTCCGACCGGTTATACATGGACACCAATAGGTTACGGTGTATGTACATCTACCGATGTTACATCATCGACAGCACCAATAAACCCATATATTGCATATGAGAGAAAATATTTTGAATATAGTACTAGTGGTACAACAGTTTACCAATCTGGTTGGAATATAAACGGAACTGGAACCGAACAAATACATTTAAACACTTTTAATGTTTGGAGAAACACAACGGGTTTTAATCTTGCAAATCCAGGTAATGGTCCTTTAAATAGAACAGGTATTTGGGCAAATATTGATACTGCAGATCCTATTGATTATCCATTGGATACTTGGATAGGGTTTAATTTCTGTCTAACAGGAATAATAGGTGGTGAATATTATATTGGTATTGGTGCAGATAATGAATTTAGATTAGAAATTGATGGACTAACAATATTAGACACATATGCAAATTCAGGTTTAAATGAACTCGCAAAATTTAGAGAATGGCATGTTTACCCAATTACATTAAATCCTGGTGATCATATTATTGGGTTATATGGGTATAATTTAATTGGTAACGAAACTAATCCTGCAGGATTTGGTTGTGAGATATATCAAAATAATTTAATAGAATTACAATCGGCAGATGAATTAAATGACCTTAACATTATATTCACATCGGCAGATTTTATAGGTGAAGTAATACCAGTAATTAAAGATGTTAATGGAAATTATTTATCATCCGGATACACATGTCCTAGTGGGTACGAGTACGCTCAGTGTGATAATAGTTGTTGGAAAGTATTGTATTGTCCTGAATTAACACCAACACCAACATTAACACTAACACCAACTCAAACTATAACACCAACATTAACAATAACACCAACATTAACACTAACACCAACTCAAACTATAACACCAACATTAACAATAACACCAACATTAACACTAACCCCAACTCAAACTATAACACCAACTCAAACTATAACCCCAACTCAAACTATAACACCAACATTAACACTAACCCCAACTCAAACTGAAACCATAACAACTATTTGTTATTTTTATACTAACTCATCGGGTGTTAATTGGAATGGTGATTGGGTGGATTGTGATGGTACAAATCATTTTGCTGAAAACGTTCCTGATGGAAATTCAATTTGTGCAAGACCAACACCATTTACATTAACTGGAATAGATTTAGTACAAAGTAGTGTTTGTTCAGGACCAACTCCAACACAAACTATAACCCCAACTCAAACTATAACCCCAACATTAACACTAACCCCAACTCAAACTATAACTCCGACCCAAACTATCACACCAACTCAAACAATAACACCTACTGGTACTCCTACCCCAACACCAATAACTGAAGCAAATATTGATATAACCAATGGTTCATTGGATATTGAAATAACTGGAGTTTATGTTAACGGAGTGGAGTCAACAGTTGTTGGTGGTACAATGCCAAGTACAACTGGAAACGGAGTAAATCTAGCAACAACACAAATAGGTACCTATGATGTGATTGTTTATTATGGTTGTTCAACGGCTGGTCAGCGCATAACATTTACAGATAGTGATTCAAATGTTACTTGTATTAATACTTTAACTGGTTCAAATAGTTACAATTTTACTGCTTCAGTTGTAGCAACAGATCAAAATGTTTTAATTGAAGCAACAGATGGAACCTGTTAAATGATGAAAAACAAAAATTTATATTTTATAAAATGAGTAAAGGAGTAATAATAGATTTTAAAATAGATACCGGACATACCCAATCAAATTTTCCTCAGTATGTTTATACCGGATTAACCGCCGATTCAGCAACTGGATTAACAGTTTGCAATGGCGTGACTGGTAATACCTGCAACCTTGAAGGGTTAGACGATGGATTACCATTTATTTATGTTAAAATAACTTGTAATGGTTGCGATGACCAAATATTTAAAGTTGAATACCCTACACCAACACCTACCTTAACACCTACATTTACATTAACACCTACATTTACATTAACACCAACCCAAACTATTACACCAACCGCATCATTAACACCAACGCTTACACCAACATTAACACCAACATTAACACCAACATTAACTATTACTCAATCTATTACGCCAACATTAACCTTATCGCCAACACCAACATCGGAAGCGCCAATAGAAGTAACGATCACAGTGAAATATCATGGAGCATCGGAACCACTTGGAAATTTAGCATGTAATTCTGGTACCGATATACAAGTTGTAATGGATAGCGCAGATTTTTGTACCGCAACAACATATACTAGTAGTTATTTTACATCAATTGGTACTGGAACTTTTTGGTTATCATATAATGGAAAATATAGACAAATATACCATAGCAGCGGAAACAGTGCTACTCAATCAGGTACATGTCAAGATTGTGTAGGTATTGAACCAACATACTATTATTACGCGATGGGTGATTGTGCGGACATGAGGTATAGTTATACAGCATCTACTATTACAGGATTCAGCCCACCAATCCAAATACCAGGTTGTGATACTTTAGCAAACATTGCAACATTATCAATGCAAAACCCTGCAGTTACGTCATACTATGTATCAAATCCATTAGATGCCTGCGGATTTGGAGGCAGTTATGTTAGTACAATAATAGCGAGAAGTTCTACTGAAATTACTGAAGAAACTGTTTTTAGTATTAGTGGTCAGTGTTTAGCAGTTGTAAGTGTTGAAACAGAGTATGTTACAGGGTGGACTGTCAATTTAGACGAACAGACACCTGTTGGAATCGGTTGGGACGCATGTAGTAGTTGTTCACCACCATTTACCGGATTTACAATAACGGGTTACAGTGGTGTTACATGTGATACAGAAGAAAATGTAATAGCATATTCATTATTAGGTGGATTTACTTTAGGTAATGCTTACGGAATACAAATGTATAGCGGTGGAACAGCAACAGGTGAACGTATATGCATGACATTAAACGCAAATTTAGGTCCACAGTTTGTTATAGAAGATCCTGAAACTGAAGGAATAACTGGATATCAAATTAGCGATGCCGGACCAACAACATTCCCACCAACATTTAGTGGTTATACTAATTGTAATGCATGTGATGGTGTAGTTCAAAAGTATATGATAACAGGTGAAAGATGTGACACTACAGGCAGTGTTACAATATGGTCGGACACAGCACCAACAGTGGTAAGTGGAAATACAATTTCAGTAAATATTCTTGGAACTATTGTATGTTTCCTTGTAACACAAGCAGACCAATTTACTTCCGCAGTTTACAATGATTTAGGTTTCACAATAATTGATACAGGATGTGATTGTAATGGAAATAACGGAGGAGGAGATGTTAATGTTAATAATATTGTTTTTGCACCATCCTCATTTACAAATACTGGAGGTGAATGCCAAAGCCCTGCGAATCAATATTACACGGAATCTACCTCAACTCAAATGGAGTTGACATTTAGAGATTCAAGCAATAATCCAGTAACACCTAACGGTGCTGTTGAGTATAGGGTGAACGGAGGAAGTTGGCAATCATTAACTGTAACAGGAAGTACAGTAACATTTTCGGTAACGTTAATATTTGGTGATAATCTTATTTGTACTGGTGGATCAACTTATGCGGATACGTTAGATATTAAGGTTGGAACAATAACAGTAGACACATATATAGCAGGATCAACGTAATAAAAATTAAAAAATAATATTTATAATATATGAGTTTCTTAAACAGCAATAATTCAGAATTTTTAACAGCAAGATTAACCCAAAAAGGTAGAAAGTCAATTGCTGAAGGTAACTTTGTTATAAGTTATTTTCAAGTAGGGGATTCTGAATTTGATTATAATTTTACAGGTTTCACAGGACAAGGAACAAAACCCCACCAAAAAGTTTTGGCTCCATTTGATAAAGATGCACAAGTTAAATATCCATATAAATTAACACCTACAGAATCATTAACCTATGGCAACCCTGTTAGACAAAACACTCTTGAAACAATTAAGAATGTAATGGGTCCAGCGGGATTTGTTTCTGATTATCATGAATATGATTCAGAAGCGTGTACCGGTACAACAATAAATTGTGAAGTACAAGAAATTAATTTATCGAGAGTCGACGGAACAAATGTTTTAACTGTTTTAACTGGCGAAACATATAATGACTGTGAATATATTACTGTTCTTTTTAATAATAGAACCGTTAACGATATACCAACATTAACAGAAAACTCAACTAGTTTAGTTTATAAAATTATTTCAATAGATGGCAACGAAATAACTTTAGATAGAGTTATGCCAAATTTCACAACACTTTCTGGTTATGCACAAGTAATATGCCATAACTGCGGTGTTGAATATGGTGTGGAATCGATAGTTGCTCCAGTTTGTTCACCAAAACAAGTAGATCCAGCAGATGCCCATGATCCGTGGAGAATGGAATTTGTTTGGACAGAAAAACCAGCAGGTTTAGACGATTTAAATGAAACACTAACAGGATATACAGGATCACAATACGCATCAACAAAAGAATATCTTGGATATACATCAAGTTCTGGACAAAGATTTACAAATTTCACAGGCGGAACAATAAGTTATCCAACAAGTTATTTAAACTCATTTGGTGAAGAAATTGAATTAACTCCAGAGGAAACAAAAGTAATAGCAATTATTCATTTTTCCGAATTAGGTGATTCCATTAACGATCCTGAGAGGTTTTTTAAATATGATGATTATATAGCAGGTGAAGATATTGAGGATATTGAAAGTTTTGAAGTTTACATTCCATTCTTAATGTATCATAGGAATACTGGAACAACAATAGGTGCCGTGTTCTATATGGGTGACACAAATTATTATGTCACATCATCTAAAAACGATAAACCTAACACAAATAACGTGGTGTTTAGATATTTGTTAGATGAACAAGGTAATAAAGTTGGTAAAGTATTCACAGGTAAGAAAATCGTAGTGTTTGATGATCAAGAAATTATTGCTGCATTAGAATATAAAGCAAATAGAAGATATACATTACCAGCACCAAGAGTTAGTTCAGTGCCAGTTGACTTACCATGTGCTATAGGGGACGACCCAATTATTATAACAGGTGAAACGGCATATATAACATATGTTCTAGAATATACTGGTGATACAGCATTAAGTGGTCTTCATTGTAACTACTACAGTAAAGTTACAGGATCAACAAGTTGTAACATTTCATTAAAGTTTAAAACTGATGATTTTACATTCATGACCAATAACGCTAGTTTATCTGGCAGCACAATAGGGTTTAGAGCAAATAAATTTAGTGCGTTAGTGCAAATAGTGTCCGGAACAACTACCCAACCGGAAACAGATGGTTGGGTTAAAATTGACATTACAGATCAAATACCAAACCACACTGTTGGGAATTTGATTAATCCCACAAATTTGTGTGATAAACAATTTGTAATAAGTAAAACAATGTTTGATGACGACGGTACATTGTATTCTATCGGTACCAACACATCAACAACAGATTTTTTAATTGGCAATCAACCAGATTTAACAGTTAGCGGATCAACATTACCACAATTCGGTGATAGTCAACCATTTGCAGGTAGTATTAAGTTAACAAGAGCAACAGATCTTGAGGTAATGACTTTTATGGTTAACTTACCAAGCACTCAATTTACCGAAACTCAAAATCCGACGTTTATCACCGGGTCACCAAAAAGAATAACTGAAGTTGCTTTATTGGATGAAAACAAATATGTTTTAGCCATGTCAAAAGCGGCTAAACCGGTTCTTAGATCAGGTACTCAAGTTTTTGCAGTTAAAATTGATTTTTAACACTTTACAAATATATTTTTTAATTTTATTCTTGTTTTATGGAGACAAAATTAAAAAACAAATCTAAGATTTTAGGTCTAGACATTTCTACTAAAACTATTGGTTGGGCATTATTTGACCTAACTGGTAAGAAATTATTAGAATTAACACATTTCTCACCTAAAATCAAACCACAGCCAGAAGATAAGTTAGAAGAACTTATTAAAAAAGCAGATGCTTTTAAAGCACAATTAGAAAAATATAGAGATTTAGGTATTTTAAAGGTTGTAATCGAAGAGCCACTGTTAAATTCAAACAACATTTATACTGTTGGTACATTATTACGATACAATACAATGATCTGTAAGGCGGTTTACGATGTTTTAGGCCTTGTCCCAACATTCATATCAACATATAATGCTAGGAAATTCGCTTTTCCTGATTTAGTCAACCCAAACGACAAAGGTAAAAATGTTTTATTCGGAGGTTATCCCAAAGATATTGACAAAAAACACGTTATCTGGGAACACGTAAACGCTGTCTGCCCTGAGGTAAAATGGTTATACGGTAAAACAGGTCAACTAAAAAAGGAATGTTATGACATGTCAGATGCAGCAACGGCTGTCATTGGATATATCAACATGTTGAAAGCAGAATAAATTCGGCAATACGATTTTTTTTAACGCTTTTTTTGTGTTATATTTATACTTAAGACGGAGCATGTAGTAATACATGTTTAGTTGGTGTTCCCCCGGGGTGGTGTCCGGGGGATTTTTTTTTAACATATTTTTTTTGTATATTAATCTCATGCCTCAAACCGAGTTAGATTATTTACCTATCATTGAAATCCTAGAAGAAATCCTAGGAGAGCCACACATGCACAATGACTATAAGTGTCAAATATCTTTTGATTGTCCAGTATGTTCATATGATTTAAAGGGTTTAGACGAAGGTGACGGTAAGGGTAATCTAGAAGTAAACTATCGTTTTGGGGTGTATAAATGTTGGGCATGCGGTGAAACTAATAACACCCATGGAAACATTTATAAACTTATTAAAAAATATGGAACCCAAAGGCATTTAAAGAAATACGAATTATTAAGACCAGATGAAGTAGAAGAATTTAGGAAAGTAACCAAGGTTGCTAGATTACCTAAGGAGTTTATTTCATTAAACAATGTAAGCGCAGGGCTAAAACTAACACACTATTATAGACAAGCGGCAAATTATCTAAAAAGTAGAAATGTTACCGACGAAATGATAGTAAGATATAATATCGGTTTTGCATACGATGGTCTTTTTGCGAATAGAATTATAATACCATCTTATGATTCAGACATGAAATTAAATTACTTCATTGCTAGATCCTATTTATCCAAAACAAAATTAAAATATAAAAACCCAGACGTTAGAAAAGAAATTATCATATTCAACGAACATTTACTTAACTGGGAAGAGACAATTTATATTGTTGAAGGGGCATTTGACAGCATATTTGTACCAAACTCAATACCATTATTAGGTAAAGTTATGAGTGATTATGTTTTTACCAAAGTATATGAAAATGCAAAGAAAGTTGTTGTACTATTAGATGGAGATGCGTGGAATGACGCACAAAGAATTTATGACAAATTAAACGGAGGAAACCTTTTTGGTAAAGTATGGATTGTTAGATTACCTGACGATAGCGACATTGCCGATTTACAAGGAAATTTAGAAAATTATCAACCATTTCAATTATATTAAAAATGAATTTACAAGAAATCTCGTTAGAAATCAGAGACCTATTAGAAAAAAGAAGGCAAGAATTAGCATTAACTTTCGTTGAAGAGAAACACATCTATTTCATGAAGGATTTAGAAGGAAACATTAGATCGGATTTTCCGTCTGTTTCAAAAGTTCTCAAGAAGTTCCATAAACAATTCGATGCTCCAGCAAAAGCATTAGAAATGTCTAAGGGTGATAGATCGAAACAACAACAATTATTATCAGAATGGAGAGCAGCCGGCGATTACTCAACAAACATGGGCAGTAGAGTTCATTTTATTTTAGAGAACGAAACGATTGCAAAATATGGTAACTACAAAGAAGTTAGGCAACCAATTTTTAATTGTGATGATTCACAAATAACCAAAGGTGATAATATGATTACCGCAGGTAGAGATTTTCTAAACTTAATGGAAGAAAGGGGTGCTATTCTTTTGGATACTGAAATTATTTCAGGAGATAACGAATTAGGGTATACAGGTCAACCAGATAAAGTGTGGTTAATGATGAATAAAGAAAAAACCGATTTTGGTTTTGTTTTGACCGATTGGAAAACTAACCAACCAAAAAATTTTGAAGTTCAGTCGTATACAGGTAAAATGTACCCACCATTCCAAAATTATCATGACAATGCTTTAGGTCATTATTATTTGCAACTTCCATTATATGCAAGATTGTTATTAAAAATGTTACAAGGAACAAAATATGAAGGAATAAAATCACTAGGCGGTGTCGTGGTTCTTCTTAAAGATGATGCAACATTTGTTGAGTATAAAGTACCTGCAGATATTAACTCAATGATTATGAGAATTGACATCACAAAATACACGAAATAATGGTAAAGAAAATAATACACATAGCCGACTTACATATTCGTACAATTCAAATGCATGATTTGTATAAAGAACAGTTTCAAAAACTGTTGGACGAATTAAGTGTAAAATTCTTAGAATGGGCAGATGAAAATATATCGCATAACGAAATTAGAATTGTTGTTGCGGGTGATATCGCACATCAAAAAATTAATATCTCAAATGAACAATTATTATTAACGAGTTGGTTTTTAAAAGAGTTAACTCGTTTTGGTAAGGTTGTAATCATACCGGGTAATCACGATTTCTTGGAGAACAATGCACAACGTATGGATAGTATAACACCAGTCGTTCAATTATTAAACAACCAACACATTTCCTATTATAAAGATAGTGGTGATTATATGGATGAAAATATCCAATGGGTTGTCTATTCGCTTTATCAACACAATGCTCGTCCTGAGTTTACAAAAGATGAAGACAGATTAACTGTAGGTTTATTCCACGGACCAATCCAAGGAATGTCAACTGACTTAGGTTTTGAATTTGAAGATGCTTATGATCGTTTAAACTTCGTTGATTTGGATTTATTGCTATGTGGCGATATTCACAAGAGACAGCAATTTAAATTACCTAATGGTGGTAAAGCAGTGATGGTTGGTTCACTAATACAACAGAATTTTGGTGAGACCATTAAGTACCATGGGTATGGTGTTTACGATGTTAATACTGACGAGTATGCGTTCCATGATCTTAAAAACGAACAACCATTCTTACATTTTAAAATAAACGACATTAAAGACATAGAAGATGAAAAAGAAGAACTCGTTAATCTTGGATGATGAGTTCATACAATATTGCGAACTAAACAATATTAAAGACGCAGACAAGTTAGCAAAAAAAATATTTAACCAAGGATTTTCAATTGAAAAGTATGGGGAAATTCCTAATGGAATTAAACCAAAAGAAACAGTAATCGAGAAAGAGATCATTAAAGAAGTGATTAAAGAAATTGAGGTTATTAAAGAAGTTCCGGTCGAAAAAATAGTAGAAAAAGTAATTGAAGTTGAAGTAATCAAAGAGGTGCCCATAAAAGGTGATACAACAGTAGTAACTAAAGAAGTCATAAAAGAAGTTAAGGTAACTGATAATGCTGAAATAGAAAGGTTATTATTAGAAAATAAAAAACTAAGTGATGAATTGAATAAAATCACTAGTGCAATGGAAAAATTCAATAAAGCGAAATATCACAAAAGCAGCAACCTTACCGATTTATATGATGAATAATTTTTTTTTACAATAAAAAAAACGTATATTAATTAAATTTTAAATCTATGGCATTATTAATTTTCTGGGCATTAATGGGGTACGGAATGACCTCTATTTTAGTATGGGGTTCAATATTTGAAAAACAAAGAGATTGGATAAGAAGACATTCTAAATTTTTCGGTGATCTTATTTCCTGTGTTTTATGTACTGGTACCTGGGTTGGTTTTTTTCTTTCAATAACATTAGGTGGGTTAGCCACAAGGTTATTAGATGTTAATTGGTTTTTTTCAGTATTCTATGATGGAATTTATACCGCTGGTGTGGTATGGATGATAAATGCGATTATTGAGTTTTTTGAAGAATCTAGAATAAAATAAAATATTATATAAAATTAAAAAATGAGTTTAACTAAAGAAGAGTTCCACGCAAAAAAAGAGCAATGGTTAGAAAATGTGAAAACCAAAAAGGGAATCATTGCACAATTAGATGCAGATGGAATGTGTTCAGCATACATATTGAATAAAGTCACAGGATTACCAGTTGTCGGTATAACAGATTTGTATAACACAATATATGGTATTGGTAAAGGGGATAATGTTAGTGACTACGTGTTTGTTGATGTTGAGATTTTTGATGAAAGTGTCTACTCTATTGGTAATCATAATAATGTAACTAATGATGAGGTATTAACAGAGTTATTACAGAATAGATTATCTAATTGCTTAAATCCAAATTATCAATTCGGTGTTACAGTTACAGATTATCGTCAAAAATATCCTTACAGTACTTCATTATACTTAATGGAGTTGTTTGGCGATAGATTTGATATGAATGAAATGCTTTCAAATGAAAAAATTAAAACTTGTTTAATATTCTCTGATGGCATCTATAACAACGTGTGGAAATATAGGGCAAATTCAGAAGATTGGCAAAAGAAACTTTTTACTAATCCAATCATCAACGAACAAATGTTAAATCCTCTTTTTGAAATAAAAGACAGATCAACATACGAAAGAACAATTTTAGATGACATTAAAAGAAATTTCAATAACTTTGACGCTAAAAGCAAATGCGATAAGAATGTGGAAACAATCGATGCGTTCACTAAAAGGAAATTGGAAAACATGTCAGCACCATTTACCGACAGCGGATTTACCACCGAAGTTAATTTCGATAAAAAAATTACCCTAGATAGTAAAATATATAGTCCAAAATTTTATAATCCGATCCCTAGAGAATATCATTGCGACCCAATTTTAATTTATGAGAACACGTTTACCATAAATTATATCTACCAAGACAGTATTTCGTTAACAAATATACCAACAGAAGACAAATATGTATAATAACCCGTTTATTAAAGTTGAGTGGGAAGATGTTCCAGAAAACTTGACGCAAGAACGTATAAAAAGAGTAAAAACTTATTTTCAAACTAAGTATAACTCAACCAACGTTAAGATAGTTACTAAAGTGATTAGTAATTTATCTAACACAAAACTAAAATCACTAGAGGCGAGCGATAATATTTTAGATCCGCAATATCAGAAGAATCTTGTTAAAGATTTTATGAGTGAAAACGGTATTAACATAAAATGGGAATTAGTTAATCGATTAGACGATAAGGTAAATTCAGAAATTGATAAACTAAATCAAAATAAAGTTAGATACAACAAATGGTTCATAAAGAAAGTTGAATTTTCTAATTTTCTTTCTTACGGTGAGAATAATGTGATTGAATTTACTGATTTAGATGGCATCACTGTCATTGAATCTACCCCTAGAAATTTTGGTGGTAAATCAACTGCAACTGTTGACCTATTGATGTTCTTATTTTTTAATTCAACAACAAAAACTAAAACGAATATTGAAATATTCAATAAGTTTTCTGATGCTGACGAGGTTAAGGTAAAAGGTGAAGTCATTATTGATGGCGATACTTACATAATATCAAGAAACGTAACTAGAAAGAAAAGTAAATCAGGTGAATACACGGTAAAAAATGATTTAGAATTCTTTAAAAAAGCAGAAGACGGGGCTATCATTAATTTATCTGGTGAACAAAGGAAAGAGACAGAAACACTAATTACTTCTGCTATAGGTACTCAAGAAGATTTCCTTTCAACAATTCTTACAACTGGATATAATCTAGAAGAATTAATTGAAAGTAAACCAACAGCAAGAGGGCAAATCATTACAAAATTTTTAGGTTTAGAATCCCTTAAAAATAAAGAAGACATTGCTAAAGAAATGTATAGTGAATGGGGTAAGAAATTGATTTCAAATACAAACAATATTGTTGATCTTGAAAATCAAAATAATGTTGCGACAGAATCTATTGGAAATTCTAAAGATCAAGTTGAAGCATTAACAATCGCTTTAACCGGGTTTGAGGAAAAAGTAAAAAAGTTAAACGAAAGAAAAGAACATATTTTAACTTTAAAAAATAACGATATTGATCGAGAATTAATCAACACAAATCCAACTTTACTTGAGAGAGAGATAAACGAAATTATTACTCAAAGAAACACTAGTCAAAAAAATGCTGACAGTGTTAATGTAACTGAACCGTCCAACTATTATCTTGAAGATGAACACAACCAATTGAAAGAGAAAATAAATCAATTGGTGGTAGAGAATCGTTTAGGTGAAAGAGAGAAAGCAGACAAAGAAAAGCACATCAAATTATTAGAAGAAGGTAAGATATGTCCTAAATGCAATAGACCACTAGACGAGGTTGACCACACATATGAGATTGAGGAAACTAAAAAGGAAATTGAGGAGATTAATAAGGATAGGGAAAACAACGATAAAGAACTTGAAGATTTAAAGAAACGATCTGACGCATATGAAACCTTAAAAACTGAATTCGATACTTACGAAAGAAATAAACTTCGTAAAGCGAGATATGAATTAGAAGTTGAACAGAAGCAAGTTGAGATTAACACAAAACAATCTAGATTAGACAATTATGAAAGGAATAAAAGTAAACTAGAAGAGAATCAAAAAATTGACGGAGAATTAATCACATTAAGAACACAAATAGAAACTGCTAGCGCCGATATTACAGTTACCAATAATAATATTAGTAAACATAACAATAATATTACTAATATGGAAGAAAAAATTGATACAAATAATAAGTTGATAGAAAAGATAAGGGCAGAAGAAGAATATCAACAAGTGTTTAAAACATACTTAACAATTTTTGGTAAGAACGGGATTTCTAAAATTATTCTAAAGAATATGATTCCACTACTTAATCAGGAATTGCATCGTTTACTATCTGATAGTTGTTATTTCACTCTTGAGTTAAACATTAATGATAAGAACGAGGTTGAGTTTATTATGATCGATAATGAAACCAGGGTAATTAAACCCCTTAATGCTGGATCAGGTTACGAAAGAACAATATCCTCATTGGCATTGAGAAGCGTTTTAACAAAAGTGTCGTCATTACCTAAACCAAACATTGTGGTGATGGATGAAGTATTTGGAAAGATAGCAGACGAGAATTTGGAAATGGTAGGTGAATTTTTCAAGAAAATCAAAAATTATTTTGAACATATCTTAGTAATATCACATAATCCTTTAATACGTAACTGGTCAGATAATATTATCATGGTTAAAAAAGATGATAATATATCCAGTATTGAATATGTGACGACCAAAATTTCTTAATTTAATTTTTTTTAATTATATTTGTAAAAACAAATTTATGACACCAAAGGAATACAATGGCTTCGGCCTTTTCGCAAAAAGCATGGGTATTAGTTCTTCTAAGATTGATTATTTTAGTAAACATTTAGAATCATACCTAGGCCTTAAAAGTAGTTTAACGCCCTATGTTCTTGAAGAAAGACAAATGAATGTAACACAGATTGATGTGTTCAGTAGATTAATGATGGAACGCATTATATGGGTAGCCGGAGAGGTAAATGATAATATGTCAGTTATCACACAGGCGCAACTCATGTTTTTAGATAGTTTGGACAACACAGATATTACAATGCACATCGATAGTCCTGGCGGAAGCGTTAAATCTGGGTTATCAATGGTAGATGTTATGGATTACATCAGTTCAGACATTAGAACAATCAATACTGGTATGGCAGCATCTATGGGTTCTATTTTACTAGGCGCTGGCGCAAAAGGAAAAAGAGGATCACTTAGATTTTCTAGAACAATGTTACACCAAAGTTCAGGTGGATTCCAAGGAAACATCCAAGATGCTAAAATTGATATGATTGAGTGGGAGAAAATCAATAATACTTTATTTGAATTATTGGGCGGCTATTGTGGTAAAGATGCTGAAGTCGTTAAACAGGACGCATCAAGAGATTTATGGTTATCATCTGAAGATGCGTTGGCTTACGGAATCATTGATGAAATTGTAACCAAAAAGAAGAAATAAGTTTTAGGGTTTGTAAATAAATAAAATTGGGAGGTGTCTTTACACTTCCCTTTTTTTATTTCTTCCTATATATTTATTCCTAGACCTTGTGGTTGAATCGGAAGTGTCCTAGAGACATTTGAGTTGGAATTGATACCAACGAATTCGGGTTCAAATACAAAAAAATATAAGGAAATGAACAGAAGAATTTCAGTTAACACAACTGGTCTTGCTGTACCACAATCTTTCATTACCAAAGGTAAACAAAGATTAAAACAGCACGTAGACACCGTATATCTTAATAACGGTGATGAGTTCGAAATCGAACTTTTTAATCCAACAAGCAATAAAGTTTTAGCAAAAATCGAGATGAATGGTAATCCCATTGGTAATGGTATCATACTTCGTCCTGGTGAACGCATCTTCCTCGAAAGGTATCTTGATGAGGCAAAGAAGTTTTTATTTGAAACATATGTTGTAAACGGGGATAATCAAGAAGTGCAAGATGCTATTGCTAATAATGGTGATGTAGTTGTTAAATTCTATAATGAAACGCCCCCACCGACATATTATAACGGTGGTTCGGGAACAGTAACCATTGGCAACCCTGTTTGGGCCAATTATCCATATACCTATACAACGCACAATACGTTAGGTAACACATCTTTTACCACAACATCGACAAATACAAACACGTTTTACAACACATCTTTAACAAGTGGAACATTTAATACCTCAAATACGTTCTTAAATAACCCTAACAGGGTTAAAAAATCGGAAAGACAAATTGAGACAGGTAGAGTTGAAAAGGGTTCCGATTCTAACCAATCTTTTACGTACGATAGTACATCTTTTAATAGTTGGGCATCTAATACAAATTGGTGGAAAATTAAACCTAAATCAACCCAATTGGTAACAATGGAGGATTTGGTTACATATTGTACTGAATGTGGCGGTAAAAGGAAAAAAGACACATATAAGTTCTGTCCACATTGCGGAACAAAATTCTAATAATAAACTAATCACAAGGTCTACGCGGGGTACTTTTTGTACCCCGTTTGTATTTATATTAAAATACGCATATGAAGATCAATAAAACGAATATACTGCTTGTTATTGTCATTATTTTGGCTGGATATAGTATTTTCCAGGGAGATAAGATAAGAACCGATGTAGCGGGTTATAATAACAAAATTGACTCAATTCAGAATGAGATCGATTCGGTAGAAATGTTAAACACTAAATTAAGTGAACAAATTGGCGTTATCGACCAAGAAATCGATAAAGTAGACGGAAATATAAATAATGTTACAAAAAACATAACAATCATCAAAAACCAAACACATGAAAAAATTGATTCTGTTAATAACTATAATTTTTCTGACCTCGAAAAGTTTTTCTCAGACCGTTACAAAGACCAATATTGATACTATAGTACCATTAAAGGTACCAGTAGCAAAAATGGTAATTAAGGACTTAATTAAGGGTGATGGCGCTCAGATCGAGATCCTGGAACTTAATAAGGTAATATCCCTTAAAGACGATCAAATCACTCTTTTTAAACAAAAAGACACGCTAAAAGATCAAAAAATAGGTAATTTGGAGTTAATTATCACAAAAAAAGACCAACAATTTGATTTAGAGAGAGCAAAATCCGAGAGTTTATTCAAAGAACTTAAATCACAAAAAAGAAAGACATTCTTATATAAAGTTGGTTCATTTGTGGGAATAGTTGCCACAACAATGTTATTATTAAAATAGAATGAAGAAATATCTAGATATTAGAAATGTTATCATCGTTATTCTTCTATTGTTGGCTCTAGTTGAGTTCCTAAACCCTAGAGGGTTCATGCCTGGTAGAACCAAATTAATGACACAAATTGATTCAATACCTTACCCAGTACACGACACAATTCCATTTGAAACGGAGATTGAAGTACCCGTTGAGATCGAGGTTGAAGTACCAGTGGATAGACCTGTGGAAGTGAGAGTCGAAGTTGAAAAACCAGTGGATACTGCAGCAATTTTAAAAATGTTTGCCGAAAACAAACAAACTAAAAAAGATGTTTTAGAATTACCTAACAACATAGGTACGGTGACGGTTTTTGATACAATATCTAATAACAGGATATTGGGTAGATCATTTACCAGTAAGGTAAAGAAGCAAATCGTAAAAGACACCATTTATACCCCAGTACCTCCAAAACGTTTATATTACATTGGATTTGATGCTAAATTTGATAAACCTAATATGATAAACTTATTAGGCGTTAGTATGATGATTAAAACAAAGGACGAAAAAATCTATAAATTCGGTGTTGGTGTGCAAAACATTGTAGGTCCAGACGGAGTAAACGGGTCTTTAGTACCAAATATTGGTGGAGGAGTTTACTGGAAAATTAATCTTCGAAAGGGTAGTAAGTAATTTTTTCTTGAAAAAACGCCCTATCCAAAGAAATTTCTATCTTATATAATCTAGTTTGTATATCATTATATGAGTTAGAGGTATCTGATTCAATAAATTTTTCATCCCAATTTAATTTGATGGTATGGTAAAAAGTATCATAATCATCTTTTTCTTCATTAAAAACGTCAAATTCAACTTCAATTTCTTTAGGTCCCTTAATGTTTGTAACACTAATACTTTCAATACCCCACCTTCTTTCATATATGTACAAATCATAAGTAACTTCAATTTCTTTTGGATGTCTAAAATCATCTATGTCCCTACCCTCAAAATCGTTAAAACGATCAAAATCTAATTCAACGCTAGCCCTATATCCCGTAAAACGATCATTATCCTCCTTTAAAAGGGAACCTTTAACGGTTTTAACAATATTTGTTAATTGTTTAATGTCTAATTTTCTAATTTCTTTCATGATCTAAAATAGTGTACAGTATAATAATATAAATAGTTATATTAAGTAGAAATATGGGGACATTTATATTATTTGTTTTTGGAGATTTTGAAGACCATGGTGATATTGAGTTTTTCTGCTTAGAGCATTTTTCCGAAATATCAGAAAAAGGTGTAAAATACGTTATTGAGAATGAAGGTAACTGTATTATCATTTTTGAGACCGAAAAAACCAAACAAGAATTGCACGATAAATTAAGTGTTTTATTATCAATTGACCAAATAAAGTTTTACTTCCTTTTTGAACGGTCATCTATTGTCTCAACCTACCTACCCGAAACCCTAAAAGATTTCGTTTTTAAACCAATGAGCGAGGAAAATATCAAGTTACTAATGGAGATGAAACCCAAGGCCAGTATGGACTTGGACGAAATTCTAGATAAAATAGATCAACAAGGAGTTAACAGTTTAACCGAGGAAGAAAAAAAATTTTTAGACGATTTTGGTAAATAAGAAAATTTTGTGTAATATTGTTATGTAATACCAGCATATGAAGAAAACCGCACCAGTTCAAAAAACTGACGAATTAAATTACTACATCAAGGATTTGAAAAAAATCCCAGTAATTGACCCCCAAAGAGAGTATGAAGTTTTTGTGCTTCTTAAGGATAAAAAATTAAGCAAGGAAGTTCGACAGAAGTTGACGGACGAGATGGTTGTTGGTAATTTACGTTTTGTTATATCTGTTGCGAAAATGTACCAAAATCAAGGATTGGATCTTTTGGATTTAATATCGGAAGGAAATATTGGTTTGATAAAAGCAATTGAAAGATTTGATATCACTTCCGGTTTCAAATTTATATCGTACGCTGTTTGGTGGGTTAAACAATCCATTATGGCTGCATTAAATGAATATGCTAGAACAATACGCGTACCATCCAATGTTTTACAAGATGCGCAAAAACAAAAGAAGATAGACGAGAACGACGACACTTACTTAATTGAATATAACGACACCTCTTTAATGGGTATTCCATCAACAGTAGATTTATTTAAAGAAATTAATGAAGACGGAGATACATTGATTGAAGTGATTAATAACCCAAATGCTGAAGATCCTATGTCAGCATTAAATAATTTAGATGAGGTTAAAAAAAGAATGAAGTATATGTTGTCGATATTAGACGACAGAGAAAAAACAATAATTGAAGGTTATTTTGGTTTATGTGGTTCTGAACGCAATTTAGATGACCTAGGAGAAGAATTTGGTTGTACTAAAGAAAGAATTAGACAACTAAAAGACAAGGCCTTAAAGAAACTTAGGAATGAGAGTTTTGGGCTGTTAAACTATTTATAAACTGTATGAGTAAAAATTGGTTAAAATACTTAGTAGCGATTTCCGCTATTATGATTGCAGGCAGCGCCGCCTACTTTTCTGTAACAGGTTTAAGTGTGTTATTTAGCGGTGCAGCGATTGCTGTAATGATCATGGCCGGTTCATTAGAGTTCGCTAAGTTAGTTACTGCAACATACCTTAAACAAGAATGGAACTCAATTAGTGGCGTTAATAAATGGTATTTAACTTCCGCTGTAGTGATTCTAATGGGAATTACTTCTGCGGGTATTTTTGGTTACCTATCAAACGCGTTTCAACAACAAAATATTAAATTAGAACAAGTACAAAGAGAGGTTGATGTTTGGAACAACAAAATAACGTACGCTAATCAACAAATTACCACATTACAAGGTCAACAAAAAGATTTATCAACAACGCAAAATACTTTAATAACTAAAGGTAATGTGAATAGTAGGTTATTACGTTCAGTTGACAATCGCGACAAACAATCAAATACAGTCAATAAAAAAATAAACTCTTTACAAGATTCTGTTGTTGTTTATAATGGTAAGATTAATGACATTAAAAACGCTAACATTGATATCGAAAGAGAAGTTGGTGGATTTAGGTTTGTTGCCGAAGCATTTGGTGTTGAATTAAAATCAGTTGTTAAGTTTTTTATATTTTTAATTGTAATAGTATTTGACCCGTTAGCGGTCGCTTTAGTTATTTCATTCAACCAATTAGTTATGACAAAAAGAAAAGACGAAGAAGAGGTTGTAAAAGAAAAAGAAGAGGTTGACGTAAAAGAAGTTGTTGATGAATCTGCTAGGTTGAAATTATCTGAAGAAGATTTAAAAAAACTAGAAGAAATATTACTGAATCCACCCCCACCAAACGAAGCGTTAAAAAATGCTGCAAAAAAATACGAAGAAGAAGTTGTAGAAAAAAAATCAATTTTTCCTGAAGGGATGGAATATGATGAAGAATACAATCGACCTGTTTACAACACTAAAACTGAAATTTCACAAGAAGAAAGAAAAGAAATATTGGTTGATATTATCAAACATGACGAAGAGATAGGGTTATATAATGAACCTTTCGACAACCCAATGATTAAGAAAGGTGATGTTGACTTAAAAGAGATTGCAGAAAAATTACAAGATAGAGAATTGTTTCCCGAATCTAATCAAAGAGCAAAAGAGATAATTGAAAATTCAAATTTGGATGCGATTTTAATGGATGGTTTAGGAGATGAAGATTGGAGTAGTTTTGAACAACATTGGATTAAACAAACAGAGGAAGAACTTTCCACTATAGAACCAACTGAAGAAGAAGAAAGTAGAAATTTTTCCACTATAACCCCAGAACCAACGAATTTTTTCCAAAAAGATGAATATGTTCCATCATTATCCGATGAAGAGGTTAATGAAATGGTTTTAGATGAATGGGAAAGAAATTTAGATATGGATGAAGAACAAGACGGAATAGATGATCAAACATCTGATACCGAAAAAAAAAAGAGTTAGAATTCCTATTAGAAGAAATACTTTCAACCCCTACTAACACACCAACTGAAACGATAACCCCAACACCAACTCCAACAGTAACTGAAACTGTTACACCAACACCTACAATAACCTTAACGCCAACGGTAACAATTACACCTACAGATCTTCAAGAAGTAGATTCATTGTATTTGGAGGATGGGGATTTACCAATTGAATTAAAAGAGGAAGAAACTCCGGGTGAGGTCACATATGATGAAAACCCAACGAATAATGCATTTATCCCAATTATAAGACCAACTAGCAAAATTATCCAAAGAAATGTTAGAAATTCGAAACGTAGAGGTTTTAGATAATAAAAAATATAAATTAAAGAAGACAAAAGTAAAAAGGAAACAAATTCTTCTATTTGATACACATAGAAGGGTTAATGACTATTTTATGATGTTAAAACACAGAAATAATGGTAATTACCAAGATATTCCACACTTTTGCGTTGATAAATTAGGGGTCATTTATAAGATATTAGACACCAACTACACTTCCAATACATTTAATTCGTCTAAAATAGATAATAATCAAATAAAGATAGCCATAGAGAACTTAGGGTGGCTAAACAAAAATACCATAAGCGGTATATACATGAATTGGATAAATGATCCATATCGAGGCGACCCATATATCAAAAGTTGGCGAAATTATTATTATTGGGATAACTACACAGAACCCCAAATGTCCTCGTTAGTTGATTTGGTTATGACACTATGTGTTGAGCATAATATAAACTATTATTCAGCACCTTCATCTGGTTTTATTGAAAACGCAGAAAAGTTCCTTGGAATTGTTAGTAAATCGAACTTTTCCGATATTTATACAGATATAAACCCGTCATTTAATTTTAATATTTTTGAAGATTATGTCAAACAAATCGAAATGGGGCTACGATGAGACCAAAACAATGCTAAATAAGATTAGATCCTTGAATGAATCTAAAGCATCATCGAACCTAATAATGGAAGATGAATCACAAGACCCAACGCTTGATGATCAAAGCACACAAAATAAGGATTTCACCGTTATAAACGATGTTGAGGTTAAAGTCCACTCATCAGACACTGCGGACCTAGAAATCACTGAGGAAGAAAAAACAGCAATATCTTCTTTGATTGACAATTTTCGCCAACAAGTGGATGAAATGACAGAATTCACCGAAGGTTTTAATATTACCAGCGAACAGGTTCGTTTGGATGGTAAAATCACCGACAAGGACATTAGTTTTGTTTTTATCACTGGTAACGATGAAACTGGTGTGTATGTTAATGCTGATATGTTAAAATTGGACCAAGAAGTGATTACAACGATAGAAAAATTAGAGAAGTTTTACCATTCATTCACTGATTCAATGAATGAATTAATTTTAAATAGAAAGCATAATTAAAATGGCATTAAGTAACGACGATAAGAAAGATATTGAAAAGATTGTTAAAAAAGAGATTAAGGATTTCATGGACACAACTAAGGCCCATGAAGTTGTCGTTAAAATAATTCAGAAAGAACTAGGAACGAAAAAGATTGACGAGAAAATTGTAGATTTATCAACAAAAGTAGTTGTTGAACTCTTTAAAACTCTTTGGCAAAGGAAGTCCTTCTGGGAATCACCATTAAAAGGTGTGAGATAATGAAATATATTAAACCAAATTTTGAACACGAGTGGGATGAAGCGACTAGATACCCTTTCTTTGAAGAAATGGGTAAGGAAGAATGGTTCAAATTTGTTATGGACAACTCATCCATTAAAAACTATAGCGATATTAAAAATGAGTTAGGTAATGTTGATTTAGATTTCGAAAATCTAAAAAAAGAAAAACAAGAAAGATTCCTTAAAAATTTTAAATCAGGTAAACTAGAGTTACCTATTGCTGTTAAGATCTATTCTGATTATTATGATCTAGTTGCTGGTAACACCAGAATAGCCGGTTTGGTAAAAAACAAGATTGATCCTAAAATATTGGTAATAGACGCCACAAAAGTTATTCCAGAAGACGAAAAATTCGAACTAGAAGAAACTGGCGCGGATTCAGCAGGAGCATTTGATGCAAACGCCTTTGGTTCAACAACAGTTAAAGGTACCGGTAAATTATCAAACACTAAAGAATATAACGTACAAGGTGAATTTAAAGAAGCAACCGACGCATCGTCCGCAGGTGCTTTTGATGTGCCGTTATTTGGCTCTACAAAAGGTAGAAGAGATCCATTAAGAATAGATGGTGAAAAGAGTATCATGCAGAGTAGAGCGGTTGTAGATAAGAAATTCCCTAAATGGGGTGGTCCAGGTAGTAAATTCGTTAGAGTTAAAGATAAATGTAAAAAATTCCCTTATTGTAACCAAGGCGACACCGGGGCTATCGAGATGTACGAACAAATAAGTGAATTAAGGGTGGTTATAGAGAATGCAGCAAAAAAACACGGAATTTCAGTGAAAGATGTTGAAAAATTAGTGTTAAATGATATAAAAGATATATTTATTTAGTATGAAAGTTAAAGAATTAAAACAATTAATAGAAAATACAATAACTAGTGAGGTTAAGAGAAGAATTACCGAGAGTACGGATGAAGTGTATATTATAAAAAATAAAAAGGGTGAACCAATTGAAATGTGTGACACTCAAGAAGAGGCCGATCAAAAATTAGATAGTTACCAAAAAGGTGATGAAGGCCAAGAGTTCATTATTGAAAAAGGGTCTAGATTATCTTTTGATGAATTAGATAATATGGGCGAAAAAACAGAAACTATGAAAAAACAACAACCAGTAGACGAAAAACTAATCGGCGGACAAAAGAAATTAGATAAGAACCATAATGGTAAATTAGATAAAGAAGATTTCAAAATGATGCAAGCCGATGAAGAAGAAGAGTGTACAGAATGCGGCGGCGGAACTATGTTAGAAGTTGACGAGTACGCTTTACCAGAAAGTGATGAAGATGCTGTTGGTCGTATGTTTGGTGTTTCCGACGATGAAGGTGGTGCTGAATATATCACATCATTATCAGATTTAAAAACTTTCGCAAAAAGCAATGGTAATTGTAGAATTTTCAGAAAAGGTTCTATGACAGTTATCTGTAGAAATGAAGATGAGCAAATTGAATACTTCTATGATGTACTTGCTAATGATATTGATGATCCTAATCCTGAATTGGAATATACACACCAAGAAGAATTTGATGCATTTCCTGACGAATTAGGCGAAGATAAAGGAGTTTGTGCTGAGTGCGGAAAAGAACTTTGCGAATGCGGTTCTGGTATGTACGAATCAAAAAAGAAAGTTGTTCGTTTAACTGAAAGCGAGATGATTAAGTTTATTGCAAACTTAGTAGAAGATAGTATCCCTGGTAAAAGAAAAGCAGATGACATGCGCATAAAAAGCGGTCAAATTAATAAAGCAGGAAATAGTGCGTCAATGAAGAATGTTGAGAATTCACAAAAAATTCAAAATAGCGACGATCCTAAATTCCCAAACCAAGTAAATGCTAAAAAAGAAAAAGTAGCAAGAATTAATTCTGACGAAGAAAATGAATATGTTGAAGATTGGAGAGGTGGTAACCCATTACATATGAAGTATGATAGTGAACCATCTAAACAATTTAAAGATAGAGTAAAAAAATCATTAGAGGGTCACAGCACGACTGGTAATTCTCAAGATGAATCAAAGGTAGCCAACGTTATAAAAAGCGATTTGGGTGCTAATATGGCTAAAGCGGCTGAAAGAAAAATGAAAAAGGTTAAAGAGATGCCTATGTACATTAAAGATAAGCAACCAACTACAACAAAGGAGCCGGTTGTTGAATCTAAAGATACCGTTAACAAAATGATTTCTGAAGAGATCAAAAGAATGAAAGAGATGGTAGGTTACAATAAGAACACTCAATAATATCCTTTTAAATTTTTTCTTTTATCCTTATATTTTAATATATTTGGGTTATGAGAAAGCAAGAAGGTTATTTAGAGTTTATCACGTCTGAAAACTACAAGAATCAAGTAGAAGTTTGGTACAAAGCATATAACATCACTCGCGAGAAGATTGATCTATTTCGTGACTTTATATTAAGTTTATATGATTTAATAGAAGAAACTTACTTAGGTCCTGATATCCTTTTTGAAGACATCGAACAAATGAATCATTTTAATTGGTGTTGGAGAAAAACCATTGAGAATTTCCAAAAAGAAAACATACCTTTTAAAGAAACCGGTGCTCACCGCAACTATTTTTGGGCTTTTTTCCATGAAGCGTTCTATCAAAATGAAGTGGAGGGAAAAACTAACAGAATTAGGGATTATTACAATAAGTTATTCAGTTTCAATTACAAAAAGTCCAGATCCGAGTTAGATTTGTTAACTGAAGTGTACAAAACAATGGAATCTAATATCAAGAAATAAAAAAAATACTGATATTGACTTTGAAAACCGGAATTTATTTCGTATATTGAATTAAAATAAAGCATATGGAAACTTTGAAAAAAATCAAAGAACTTGTTGAAAAAATGTCTGTTGACACACAAAAAGTGTACGAAAAGGGCAACAGAAGTGCATCAATTAGAGCAAGAAAACATGCACAAGAAATAAAAGCACTACTTGGTGTTTATAGAAAAGAAATTCTAGAAGAAATTAAAAATCATGCTGAGTCAAATTAAAGTTTACTTTTTAGTGCTTAGTTTAATTTTTTTACTAAAATTCATTTTTCAATTCGTCTCCAAATTAAGAGACGAGAACCCCAAAGCGATGGAGGTATCTAAAACAGAAGTAACATTCATTTATTTATCTTTAGCGTATATAATAACATTCATTATAACTTAGAAAGTGTACGAATTAATATCAGATCTTAGACCTTACTTTTTCTCATTAAGAGAAATTAAACAAAACGTTAGTTTAGACATCAGAATTCCAATAAACTGGAAACTAGAACACGTGCATCAAGTTGTTGAACAATACAAATCTTTAACATATCAGGTTCAAGATAAGAATGATAAGAATATATTAATTTCACTTGTAAGCACTGCGGATCAAGAAGGTTTTAATGTTGCCAGAACTTGCGCTATGGAAATAATCACATATAATAAAGAAATTGAAGAGAAAGCAAGATTATTCCAACTCAAACAAAAAGAATTACAAGATCTATACCAAAAGCAACTTAGAGAATTGGAAGATACGTTTAAGAATGAACCGTTAGATAAATTAAAAGACCCAAATTTTCGTAAAGGAGATGGACAAGAGAATACAACAAGGATTGGACTGGCTGAACAAGGAGATGAAGAAGGACAGTGAGGAGGTTAAGTCCCATAAGAAAAAAGTAATTGACGAAATAAAGAAAATAGATAAGAAAAAAATCTTCGAACCAATACCAAAAAAGAAGATATCTATATTAGAAAAGATATTAATAATATTTGGATATGGAAAAAAAAGGTGATTTATTTAATCAATTAGCGATTATCGCTGACTTAGTTGAGAAATGTAATTTGCATACTGAAAATAAAGCAATTATTTTAGACGTTGAAAAAAACGAATTTGAAAGAATTTACAACATGGTCGCAAGAAAAAGTAGAATGTCCGGTGGATTACCAAAAAATAGTTTTAATCTAAAAATAGGTGAAGTTAATATCGTTTTTAATACGAGTAATGTCTAAACAATTCTCTTCTACTAAAACCTTTACTCATTAAAAAATCATAAAGTTGTTTTCGTTGATACGTCGTAACATCTTTAATAAAAAGAAAGTTCTTTTTCTTTTTTGAATGTAACTGATTTTTTAAAAGTTCAAATAACCTATCAGTATCGTATAGGTTTTTATTTCCAAATACCTTGACATCATTTTCAATTTGAACAAATATTTTATTGTTCAGAGTAAAAACTTGGCAAACTTCCTGAATGTTTAATATTTTATCGAACATCTCATGATAACGTATATGTTTTTTCGTTTCAAAATCAAACACTTTTTCCTCTTCCCACCAAGGTAATATTTCCTTAATCCTGAAATTTGGATCCTCCAAACTAACTGGTATATTTCTACCTAATTCGTCTTTTTTGTATGCCTTATCGGTGACTGACCATCTAGTTAACGGATACACTAAAAATAATTCAAAATTTAATTTGGTTCTTTTTCTTCCTCTAATCTCTGCGCAATACGGGGGTTGTTTTTGGGTTTTATATTCTGACCAATGATCCATTATACGACTTCTATTAATCGTTTTATGTAGAACTTTCTTTTTTTTACCATTTAAATAAAGTATAATAAAATATCTAAACTTTGACTTCATATAAATTTATTGATTAACGAATAAAGACCATATACAGCCAATGCGGACCAGACAATTACAAACAGAATTGTATATTTTTCAATATATGACGTTGTTTCCTCATATTTCTCCTTAAATTCTGATTTTTTCTTACATTCTTTGCAACCCATACCGTAATATAACTATTTTTGGTCGATTTTTCAACCTATCGTTTTATTTTTCAATAATTTTCAATTATATTTAAGTAATAAGATAAAATATTTATAGAATATAATATGTCAAACAATTGGTATGTGTTAAAAGTAACACCAGGAAAAGAAAGACAAATGAGCGATCATTTTAATACCTTAATATCTTTAGGTCGAATGGAATATGTAACTAGATTTATATGTCCTACCGAAAGAGAGGTTGTAACAACTAAGAAAAAGAAAACTTACAGAGATAGGGTTTTGTATAATGGGTACCTATATTTCGAGGCCCAAAACAAACTGAATGACGAGGAGTTAAAAGAAATATCTGTTTTCCCTTCTGTTATGTCTATGTTAGGGGATAAAAGACCAAAACTAATGGGCCCGGTTGATATACAAAAAATAATCAAAGACGATAAACTAGACCTACATAGAGAAAACAAATTAGTGGCGTTTATGATTGGTGAAGAAGTGACATTGACAGATGGTCCATTTACATCATTTGTTGGTACAATAACGGATATAAAAGGTGATAAAGTTACTTTAAATGTTAGAATTTTCGGTAGATTTACATCGGTAACAATTGATATTGAACACATTAAAAAGACATAGAATGGCGAGTCCAGAAGTATTAATTTATGTTGATCGAGTTAAATCATTTTTCAAAACAAATGATGAGGCGCGTGACTACTTTATTAACGATAGCGACGAAACTAAATTCTATGAGCACTTACTTGATATTTCAGAAAAAAATTATAAAACAAACGGAGAACCAGAACTAACAAAAGAACAATTAGAATTACTAAGAGTAACTTTAATTGCTGAAAAAATAACCAAACAGAATTATTTTTATAGTGAAGACGGGTTATTTTTTTTCTATGAAAATTACGATCCGATTTGTATGAATTAATTTCTTATTTTCATTTTTTTTACGTATATTAGACCCATGAAAAGAATATTCCCAGAAGATTTATACTTGTATGAATCGTCATATGGTTCAGACCAACCAACAGAACAACTTTTTTTATTTTATTTCGACTCAATTGTTTCTAAAGAAGTAGGTAGAGAATTATATACTCCAAAATTGTTTGATTACCTAACAGAAAATGGTTTTATATTAGATTGTAAGGTTATAAGAAATAGAAAACATGACATGCAAAAAGATTTTGTTTATGTTAATAAACAAAAACATATTATAATAAAGGCCTCTGGCATGACTGAGCGAGATGCCAATTTATTTATGGTAGAATTTCTTTATGATATTAAAAAGGGTGAGTTAAGTGCTCAATTAGATTTTTTAGAAATTAAAAAATTCCAAAGGGAAAGAAAAAAAGGTAACATATCGTTAGTTAGAAGTGAGATGGGCCATCTAGATACTCAGGAATATGATTTAGATATTGCCGATATGGACTTAGGGTTAAATTATGGCGAAGATTTCATAAAAGTACATGATGTTATAATTGAGAAATTAAACAAACCAAAAGGTAAGGGTATTATTTTATTGCATGGTGATCCAGGTACTGGGAAAACTTCATATTTAAAATATCTAACTAAATTAGTTAAAGAAAAGGATATTTTATTCATACCACCTTCATTAGCCGAGGCATTATCAGAGCCAAGTATTATTCCATTTTTAATGGAACATAAAGATAGTATTTTAATTATTGAAGATGCTGAAAGAGTAATTGCTGATAGAGAAGGTAGTGGTTCACAAGCAGGAGTTTCCAATGTACTTAATATTACTGACGGAATTCTCGGTGATTGCTTAAACATTCAAATTGTTGCGACATTCAATATGAAAAGAGAAAGAATTGATCAAGCACTATTAAGAAAAGGTAGATTAATTGCAGAACATAAATTTGAAAAATTAACACTAGACGGAACAAACGCATTATTAAAAAGTTTAGGTAAAGATGTGATTTCCGATAAACCAATGACATTAGCCGATATATATAACGTAGAGGTTGAATTAATAAAAACAAAAACAACAAATAAAATAGGATTCTAATGGAATTATTAACAACAGAGCAGTTAAAAGAAAGACAAAATAACGGAGAGAAGTTAATGGTAGATTTTTTCGCCACATGGTGTGGCCCATGCAAAGCACTTTTACCAAGGTTAGAAAGAATGGAGAGTGAATATCCGGATGTTAAATTTGTAAAGATTAATGTTGACGAGAATATGGAATATGCTGGAGAAATTGGAATTAGATCAGTACCAACTGTAGCATTCTTTAATGGTAATAACTTAATCACTATGAGCGTTGGTGCAAATACCGATGGATTTTATAAAGATATCTTAAGTAAATTGTAATATGTATAACGTTAATGTCTTTACACTAAATGGTTGTAGTCATTGTGTGGAACTTAAAAACATACTAAAAGAAAACAAAATAGAGTTTATTGAATTTGAAATAACTCAAAACAAAGAAGTTTTTGATGAAATAATCAAATTAACTGGTCATAACTCTTTACCAACAACTTTCTTACAAGATCCAGAAACAAACTCTGGTCCGGTATTTGTGCCCGGTAGGGACTACAAAAGCAAGGAAGAATTGCTTGAAAAGATACAAAAATTGTTAAAGTAAAAATTATTTTTAAAAAGGAGATGTAAAAATCTCCTTTTTTCATACCTAGAAACAGAATAAAAGTATTTATGTTAAAGTAACATAATATAGATGCCTTTACAACAGATTAACTGGTTACAGATTGACACCCAGACAATACCTTCCGGTTCCCAGATCACATTAGGGGGACCCGACAATCGTTTTGAAGCAGTTTATGCTAAAAATTTAAACACTTCAGGTTCTTTATTAATTACTGGTAGCATAGAAACTACCGGAGACCTATTCGTTGGTGGTAATCTTACTGTTGCTGGTACAACCACAGCCGTAAATTCAACTATAATTGAATTAGGTGACAATATCATTGCTTTAAATGGTACCGAAGGAGCATTTGCGGGTATCCAGGTAAATGATCCAACAAACCCAAACAAGATTTCCGGTTCATTATTGTGGGATACTCTAGAAGATTACTGGATCGCTGGCCCTTCTGGTAGTGAACAAAGAATTATCCTAGAAGACGAATTCTTGGCCCTTTCTTCATCAATAAGCACTAGTGGTATATGGCAAGAAACGGGTTCATTCTGGTCAGCAAATTCCGATTTACAGGTTACTGGCTCTATGATAATCAAAGGTGATTTAAGAGTAGAAGGAACAACAACATTGATACAAACAGTTGACCCTAATATGGAGTCATTAATAGTTTCTGGTGCAATGAGTATTGTTAAAAATCAAATAAACACACAGATGGTTTCGGCGTCACTTGCAATTGAAAACTTAGGAACGATTGCTGACAGAAGTAAATTTGCGGTAATTGACTGTGGAGATGGGTTTTTCTAATTAAAAATAAAGTATTTATATAAAAACAACTAAATCATAACAAATGGCACAAATAATTAAACACAGAAGGGGTGGGATCACGCAACTTAAAGACGTTACGGCGAGGATAGGTGAAGTGGTGATGGCTACCGGTTCAATAAGTGACTTAAACGGTCCCTTTTTATTCGTCGGTGAATCCGAAGGTGTTCAAGGCGCTTATCGTCCAGCATCTAAGATCTACCAAGGAACAACAGCACCCACTTTATCAGCGGGTTCACATGGTTCAGTTTTAGACGGAACCCCGTTCTATGCTGCTGGAAACAAATCATTTTACATCTTAAGCCAAGCAGGTAACAGTAAGATAGATTTAACAGGTAATATCGAAGGAAATACAATTTCTGGCGTTACCGTTAATAACTTAACTGGTAGCATCGGTACTTTCTCTACATATGTGTCAGCATCTGCGGTAAACGTTACAGGTAATACCCAAATTGGTGGTACTTTAACTGTTCAAGGTGTAACAAGTATCAACAACGACTTATCAGCATCTGCGGTAAACGTTACAGGTAATACCCAAATTGGTGGAACTTTAACTGTTGAAGGCGTAACAAGTATTAACGATGATTTATACATAACAGGTAACACATATCAAACCGGTTCAATTTATCTTACTGGTGATGTTATTATGTCTGGTAGCATCAATATCGGTGATAACATTAACACAGACATTATTAATTTCCAAGGTGAAGTTAGTTCATCAATCCTTCCACAAACAAATAACGCATTCGACTTAGGTTCACCAACAAACGCTTGGCAAGATCTTTATGTTAGTGGAACAGCGTATATTGAAAATATTAATATTGGTGGAATTAGTACAACTGATTTATCACTTCCTGGCGATTTAACCGTAAGCGGCACAACAATATTGTCTGGTTCAGTTTACGTTGAGGATTTAACTCAAAAAAGATTGGTTGTTGTTGGTGCGGATGGTTTATTAACCGATTATAGTGGTTTAACTTTCGATAATGGTAACTTAAATGTTTCAGGAGCAATCGAAGTAACAAATATTCAAGGTACTGGTTCATTATATTTGAAACCTGACCAAGCCGACGGAAGATATTTTGAAATTTATAACACAGGTGCAAGTGATACGCACATTAAATCTAGTGGTGGCTTAAGTTTCTTTGGTGATGATACGAACTACTTAAAAGTCGACGACTATTCACAAACAGTAACAATTGTTGGTGTAAATGGTGTAAACATTAGTTCTTCATTAACTGTTACTGGGGCAACAACAATACATGGTGATGAAACCGTTAATGGTATTTTAACTGTTACAGGTAACACTCAATTAGGTGGTAACTTATACATTTCTGGAACATTAGAGGTTTTAGGTTCTGCAACTGAAGTACATATTCAATCACAAGTTGTTGAGTTAGATGATAATATCATTAGATTAAACGCTTACTCTCCATTTGAAAGATATGCTGGATTTGAAGTTATGGATTCTGGATCAACTGGAATTTCCGCTTCAATGGTTTGGGATTCATTAAATGACTATTGGATGTTTGTTTCTGCAAGTGGTCAATCAAGCAAATTAGTTGGTACAACAGCGGGAACATATGGTTCAGAAGTTAGTTTAACAACAAATAGTTTAACAAAAGCAACTGGCGCTAATACAATTGGTGATAGTTTATTGTTTGACGATGGTACAACATTATCTTACAACACAAACAAGTTCATTGTAACAGGATCAACTGGTGAAACCTTAATTTTCGGTAACGTAACATTAAGTGCTGGTGGCGGAGCGGATGCTGGAACTAGCACATCAGCGATTATGTTTAGAAACTCATCTAACGTTCTTGGATATGTATCAACAACTACATCAACAGTTGAAACTGTTGGTTTGCTTGGATATAGACAATCTAATGGAGCGTTAATATTCTCAGATTTAATCGACGGAGGATCATATTAATAAGAAAAATTAAATAAAATGAGAGGGGAACTTAAAACGTTCCCCTTTTTTTGATATTTATTGGTATGGCAATAATAATGACAGAGGGTTTTGTTCTAACAATCACAGAGGTAAATGGATTACTGTTAACCGAAGATAATGTTATTATAATAAGTCAAGATGACGAACAATTACAACCTAACGAATAATGGGAAATAGAAAGATAGACCAATTACCAAATTATACAGGTGACACCAGCGGTGTTCACGTTGTAATGAACAACGCAAGTAACACAACAACTTATACTGTAACAAAAGAGACATTTTTGGATGGAAATAATACGTTTCATGGTAATCAAGTTATAACAGGTTCTTTTAATGTAAGTGGTTCAACAACATTTAAAGGTAATCATAATTTAAGTGGTAGTAACACAATTGTAGGTAACACTCTTATGACAGGAACCAATACAATTGTAGGTAATACCGTAATTAGCGGTAGTATTGAAGTGAGTGGTAGTTCTAATTTCCATAATTCAATATTCATTGTAACAGGTTCACAATACCTAACAGGTTCACAGTGGATAACGGGTTCATTAAATGTATATGGTGATATTGATGTGGTGAGTGGTTCATCATTTACCCGATGGGGAAATAAATTATTCAACTACGGACAATGGTATTCATTACAAACACAAAGTGGTTCGGCAGATACGGTATATCCTATGCGATTTGAAGTACCTACTGATTTATCTGGTACCTATGT